GTTCGCCACGCCCGAGAAGATCGAATCCATGCTTGCCGACCCCGACCTTGGTCGCCGGGCCGGCGAGTACACCAGGCACGAGCGTCGCAGCATCGACGGCGTTGCGATGTATGTGGCCGAGACGACCTGGCACGACGGGAGGAAGTCCTACGAGGTCATCAGCGCCGAGAACGGGACGGTGTTAACCCGGCTCGACAATTGGACGACTTTCCCTACGGACGATGAGATCCGTGAATGCATGCCAGGAAAGCAGGAGGAGTCATGAAGGAAGCCAATCGTGCGAAGGTCCGCCGGGCCGCGATCGCCACCGGCTGGATCAGTCTGCTGGGTGTCGTGTGCAAGGTCGTGTTCAACCGGAGGAAGACCCGGTCTGGTGGATGAGGAGGCCCTGGTCAAGAAGCTCAACGAGGCTCTGGCAGGGTCGAGATGCAAGTACTGCGGGGTGACCGACCAGATCCGGATCGAGTTTCGGCTGGTCGCGAAACCGCTGGGAACATGGAGCTTGTCGGGGGCGCAGCTGAAGACGTCCGCCTACCGGTGGCCGTGGGCGATCTGCGACAACTGCGGCCACGAGTCGAAGGGGAAGGTGGGAACCGGTGAGAACCCTGATGAGTGACCCGGATTGGCCCGTGTGTCCTGGCTGCGAGCAGCCCGCCGCGAGGGTGTTCCCCGGTAACGAGCAGGCGTTCTGCGGCAGCGACGACTGTCACGTCCTGATGTGGAACCCGTCCAAGTCCTTGGCGGAGCTCGCGGCCGACATCCAGATGATGGAGCTCCCCGAAGCGTTCCGGCGGGACTCGTGAACATCCTCGTGACCATCGTCGTGACGGGTCTGATCGTGGTGTTCGAGGCCTTCTGGGTCACGATCCTCAGCACCTTCATGATGGGTGAGATGCCGGAAGAGGTGTTGTGTCACTGCCCGGCGTTGCCCGGAACGCACATGATTAGCCGCTTGATGCTGCTGCACGGTGTGGCGGGCACCGGTCTCGGGCTGATCGGCATAGTCGGCTACGGCCGGGCTACGGCATTGGTCTGGGTCTGGCCGTTGCTGCATGGTGTGTGGACGTTGTGGCGCTGGTGGAGGCACACGAAGAACGAGCGCAAGAAGCGGTTGCAGCGGATCCTTGGTCGGGTCCGTGACCTCGGCTGGCGGCTGGTCGTTGAACCCGCGGGAGGTGAAGCATGATCTTCGGAACCGGGATGACCTCCTTTCTGTTCGGGGTGTCGCTCACGCTCGAGACCGTCTGGGTCCTGCTGATCATGACCCCCGTCGTTGATGTGCCACGGGGGCTGACCTGCACCTGCGTGACGTTCCGGAACCCGCATCTGATCAGCCGCGGTCTGCTGATGCACGCCGTGTTGGCGTACCTGCTCGCGTTCTTGACCCTGGTCACCTGGGGCGTCATCTGGTGGTGGTGGGGCTGCTTCTTGGTGCACGGCACGTGGGTGCTGCAGCGCTGGTGGAAGCACACCAAGAATGGACGCAAGAAGCTGCTGGAGCGGATCAGGGGCCGGGTCCGGGATCTTGGGTGGCGGCTCGTCGTGGAACCGGAAGGTGCGACATGAGCAGGGTCTACTTCGACAGCCCCTCCGGCGAGGCGGAGTTGCTCGGTGCGGAACGCGGCTGGTTGCGCCATCTCGCCATGGGGCCGGCGCGGACCGCCTGGGACGTCAACGACTTCGACCGGGCCTGCGAGGTCATGGAGATGGTCCTCGAAACGTCCGACAGCTACCTGCACGACTACTGGCGCTCGGCCGCCGCGCAGAACGCCCTCAACATGGACGCCGCCGACTTCCGACCCGAGACCTACCACTCGATCCGGCAGTTCGTCGACGCGCTGGCGGTGGCCCTCCGCGTTGTCGGCGTGGAGTTGGAGGTGGCCGGGATCCGGCTGCACTCATACGATCTCGACTTGAACACGGCACTGCTCGCCGGCTCGGACCCGGTGAGGCTGGCCGCGAAGATCCAGGGCTGGTGCGAGAGCCATGCCTGGGTCGACGGACCGGACCGCAACTGGATGGCAGACATCATCGACGATGCACTCACCGCGGGCCTGTACCGGACCGGCATGGGATGGGACCAGGTGGTGGCGCTGTTGCGATCCCGAGACGACGAGCCTGTGGTGCTGTCGTACTCCGTCACCGACTCCTTCCCGCATCTGCCTGGCGACACGGACGAGGAACGGTGGCAGGTCTCGTTTGCCGCCCTGCAGTCGTCACCGTGGTTGCAGATGTCCCCGGAGTCCCTGGGGGAGCAGTACTTCGGGCGCCCGGTGACCGTGTACGACGTGCTCGCCGGCGACCGCGACAAGCGGGTCCTGGCAGCAGTGGATCAGGTGAAGGCGTGACCCCGGGTCAGATCCCGCAGGTTCTCGTCGACATCCTCGACGAACGCGCCGGGAAAGTGCACAGTGCGACCGGGCCGGTCATGTCGGCCCTCGCCGAGATCCTGACCGAGTACGGCAAATTGCAGGCTTCAGCAATCCCAGCGCTCCAGCAGCGCATCGAAGCTCTCGACGAGCTGCTGCGGCGCTACGAGTGGGCCGGGGTGCCGATGGTGAGCATCCGGCAGGTTCGCGATCTCCTGCGTGGCCTGGCGACTCCGGAGCAGTACGCCTCGGCGTTGCAGGCCACGCCCACGGCGGAGGTGACATGACCGAGGAGCCTCCCTGGACCGATCTTCGTCCGCGTCTCCTGACGGCCAGCGGGCTTGCTTCCATGCTTGGAATCTCCCGCCAGCACGTCAGCCACCTTCAGCACAACAACAAGCTCCCGACGCCGGTGGCCTTCGTCAACGGGCGCCCTGCGTGGCTGCCTGACCAGTTCGCTTCCGGCAGCGGCCGGTACCGACTGTTCGTCGTCGAGTTCCTCGACACGGACAATGAGAAGTCACGCGAGGAGGAGCCACGATGCGAGACCCCGTGATGGGCGCCGTCGATCTCTACGGCTGGATGTCGCGACGCAAGCGCCAGTTCACCACCAGCGCGTTCTGGCAGGGAGTCGCGTCGATCTTCGACTTGTCCGGCAGGTACCGCCAAGAATCGGTAACCCTGCCCCGCCGGCTGCCGGACGGGGAAGCGCTCGCCGCTGACTGGGCGAAGGCCATGGGCGATGTCGACCGAGTCATCTCTGCGCTCACCGAAGAAGAGATGCAGGTGATGGCGGAACAGGCATGGCGGGCAAAGCCCGAGGTCTGGCGGCAGCGCCTCGACGAACAGACCTGGTGTGCGACCTTCGTCGACACGCTTCGCGACATCAAGGAGAGGCCACGATGATCGACTCGGCTCCTGCCACCCTGCGACACTCCCGCCGTGTCGGGGAGCTCCTGCTCCAACTGATCGTTGGGCTTCAGACACGCGTCACGACTCACGACCTGTCGAAGCTGGACTACCCCGAGAAGCCGGTCTTCGACGAGTACGGGCCCAAGCTGAAGACCAGCACCTACGACAGCCCTGAGTACCGGGCCTACCTGCGGGAGATGAAAGTCGCGACCGACCACCACTACGCCAACAACCGGCACCACCCAGAACACTTCCCTGACGGGGTCGCCGGGATGACGCTGGTCGACGTCTGCGAGATGCTCGCCGACTGGAAGGCCGCCAGTGAACGGCACGACGACGGCGGCCTGGCCACCTCGCTGGAGATCCAGAAGGACCGGTTCGGGTTGTCCGACCAGCTGTACAGCGTCCTCGCAAACACTGCTCGGGAAGCCGGGTGGCTGTCATGAAGCCGTTGCGGCTCAACCCGATGCCGATGACCAAGCAGCAGTTGGTCGACGTGCTGACCGACATACTCCAGCGAGTCCAGGAGGGCGACTCCTGGGAAGGGTCGATCGAGTACATGATGCCCGGCGAGCCGTCGGAGGACGTCGACTTCATGGTGAAGGCTACCTACCGGACTGGGAATTCGATGGGCCAGGGCGGGATGCGGATGCTGGGCCCGCTCCTCGAGGACGAGTTCGAGACAGTCCAGGTCCGGACCCGGTATCCCGAGCATTACGTGCTCGTCAACGAGAACGACGGGACCCGGTGGCGGATCGAACACGGCAGCTGGACCAGGGTCGAGTCATGACCATCGTGGCCAAGCTGAAGTGGTGGTGGCGTCACCTGGTGGTGCGCCGGCTCAACGGTGAACACCAGGCCGCTCGCGACTACGACCGGACCCACCACCTGGGCAAGTACCGCGCGACCAGACGCGAGCGGCTGCACCGCTGGCTGTGGTGGAAGAACGATGCCTACGAGGACTGGCTGCTCGACCGCGGACTGAGCTCGGCCTGGTACGAGCGCCTCACCATCGAGGAGGACGGCTGGATCCAGAGTGGGCTCTGCTGGCTGCTCGGCCACAACATCATCGAGGACCACTGCGGGAAGCCCGAGCACGACTACTGCCTCTACTGCCGGACCCGCCATTCCGGCGGTGCAGGCAACGTCGAAGAGCGCCTCGCCAGGATCGAGAAAGCTCGACGCGAATGGCAGGGGAAATGACCGACAGGAAGTGGTGTTGATGGACGGGTTCTACTCCATAGTGTTTCCCGATCCTCACCGGCCCCGGCGCGTCGCCGTACTGCTGTCACTGCTGGGGCCGATTGACGTGGGGCGGATCCGGGATGCCTGGGTCGAGAAAGGCGAACACGGTCCGGTGATCGCCGTCTATACCCGCAACGGTGGCGGCAACCGTGAGCATCACCCCGAAGCGGATCAGCCCGCCGGCTTGAGCTGTAAGTGCACCGGTTGCATCGCGACTCACCATCTGCCCGCGCACCCGCAGTACCGGCGTGATGCCGACGATGAGTTCGACTGCACGTATGCCACGTTCTACTTCAGCCCGCCGGAAAGTCACGAGATCCTGCAGCAGTTGGAGGAGGTCGCGATCCCTCCGGTCAACATGAGCAAGCTGTGGGAGCAGGTAACCGGAGGGAAGAGCGGATGAAGCGACTGGTAGAGCACGAGCCGGATTGGGTTGCGGCGCGACTTCCCATCGATGCCGAAGGCAACACTCGGCCCGGATTCGTGTGCGTGCACCAACTTGAGAACGGTAACGGCGTCTGCGGGGGCAGCGTCTTTGTTGTCGAGGACGCGATGGGGAACCACAGTTGCGTCGTGGAGGACTGAATGGACTGGGAACCGCAGGAGCATGAGTTCATCAATCACGACACGTCCACGATCCACGTGTCGGTCGAACCTGATGGCACCATCGAGATTCGGTACTACGACTTCGGCACGGCCATCGTGGAGCATCGCATCGAACAGTTCGTCGACGAGCACTGCATGTTCTCCACGACGGTTACGAGGATCCGTCCTGCGGAGCACCTACCCGGTATCGACGTCGATCTGATCGAGCCGACCGGCGACGAGATCCTGGCTGCGATCGGGAAGGTCGAACCGGACGCCCTGTCCAGCGACGTCGACGCGATCCGCCGCCAGGTACGGAAAGACCGGGAAGGGGTAGACCGTGGTTGAGGACGAATCGATCTACCGCCACCTGTTCGAGGTCCTGCTCGAAGTGATCTCCGATCAGGAAGAGTCGTGAGCGCCCGAGACGGTGGGCGTTTCCTTGCCAGCCGTGGACTCACAGCCGCCTTCTATCTCCTGGCCGTCCTCGACATCAATGACTGGGATAGAGCCGACGACTGGAAGGTCACCGCTGTCCGGCTTGCCTCCTGCGTCGCAATTCTGTGGCTCGCTGTCGCCCGCACGGCCCAGCACGCCCATGAAGAGCGACAGAAGGCCGAGAAGCACTCTGATGATCGGAGCGGGAAATGAATGAGGTAAGGGACAGAGCCTGGGTTACGGCGAACCTGGCCTGGGGGCAGCTGTCGCCGGAGGCCAAGGAAGGCATCACCAAGGACAGTTGGCGTCGTGGATACATGGAGGGGATCCTCGCCCGGGACACCCCGGACCTGAGCGAGCTCGTTGCGAAGCTCGAAGGTTTCGACGGACGTCGGCTCCATGAAGCCGCGGACGAGTCCCGTGATACCCAGGGCCGCATGCGCGACGTCAAGGACCACGACGAACTGCACGCCGCCGGCGCCCTACTGGATCTGCTGTATGGCCAGCAAGCCAACCTCCACTATCTGGCGCGGTGGGTGCAAGGCCTCTGGCTTGAGACCGGCGAACCCGGCGCGAATCCACCGGCTGCCTTCGACCTGGACTCGGTCATAGAACGGATCCACCTCGGGCAGCACCCCGACGGTGAATGCCGCACCGGGGCCACCTGCCGCAGGCTCGCAACCGCCACGGCCGTGGCGCCGACCTTCTGGACGATGCTAGGAGCCGCAGCCCTGTGAACGGCCAGGAGAAGGTCCTGTCCATGTTCGCGTTCCTCGTGGTCGATGACGATGGCACCGAGGGCGTGCCTTCGATAGAGACCCCGATCGGCCATATGCCGATGATGGGTGCGGACTTGGCGAGGATGGCCGTCTTCAAGCCGATAGCTCAGCGCTGGGCACGCGAGAACGGCAAACCTGTAAGGCTCGTGCACTTCTCGGTCCGGACCGAGCAGGAGGTCTACGAACCTGACGGCTCGATCACGCGAGTGAAATCGTGAATCGGAAGAAACGCCTGGCGCTTCCACGCAAGAACCGTTGGTGCCCGGCCTGCGAAAGCACGTTGTTTTGGGCGCAAGGCGCGTATGTGGATGCCATCGGGTCGATGTTCTGCCCACGCAAACCACCAGACAAGCTCTTCAGCGCCAGAGAGCACACCATCCAGGAGATTCGATGAACGCCGCACTCGCAGATGCGATCGAGTCGCAGATACCGGGCTTCCTGTGGGATCGGCCCGGCGGACGGCCCAACTTTGGCGGAGCCTGCCCATGGCAGGGATGGGGGACCTGGCAGGGCAAGCCCTGCTACCTGCGGCTCCGGTACAACCAGGCCTCCATGACCACCTACGACGACCCCGCCCGCGAGATCGAGGCAGAGGCCGCGGTGATCTGGCCGTACTTCCCGGACGGCCAGATCGATGCCAACGAGTACGCCGGCTGGCTGGCCGACCGCCAGATCACCGACTTCGTCAAGGACCTGGTCGCCCAGCTGGCGCCGGTCAGCGCCGAGAACCCGTCGGGTCGCACGCTGATGGCTCAGCAGGTCGAGGCCGTGCTCGCCAGGATGGGTATCAGCCTTGACGAGGACAAAGCCCCAATCAGCGAAGACGGCAAGCCAACTGTGGATAAGTTCGGAATCGACTCGTAACTCCCATTGCCAGGCCCGCGTTGATCTATAGGGTGACAAGTGGATGACCGTCTGGGGTTCGTCGATGAACTCCCCTGTGCGAATCCCAGGCGGCCACCCAAAGGAGGACCTGGCATGGTGAGGAAGGGTCGCGACTTGTACGACGGCACCTATGTCTGGCTCGCGTTCTGCGAGTACGACGACACGGATCCTTTCCACCTCCGCGAGGCCTGCAGTAGTCTCACCGCGGCCAAGCAGTCCCTGGACGAGCGGCTACGCTGCTACGACCTGCGGGACAGTACGGCCGGTGCATGGCAGGTCCACTCCCAAGGGGCCGATGGTCCCCGTCAGTGGAGGCGTACTGCGTCGCGGCAGACGGAACCCGGCAATATCCGGAGTTGGCAGCAAACGATCAAACGCGAACCTGTCCGCCGCGAGTTGTCACCGGAGGAACTGTGACCGACAAGGAACCGCTGGTCGACATCCTCGGCCAGGAGGCCATGGAGTCCCTGGTCCAGGTGATCACCGACAAGGTCTGGCTCAGGTTGTCGGGCAACGGGTCGCTGCGGATCTCGATCGACACCGACGTCGACTGCTACACCGCTCCCGAGGACCGCGACGAGAAGACCCTGGACGCCTACGACTGGGTGCAGTATTTCGTACTCAGCACGATCAACCGCCTGCACGAGGAGGGGCGGCTAGCCAGCGGGTCCGGGGCGGATCGTGACGCCGAACCGTGATGCCGCGCCGGCGACCCCTGAGTGCGACAAGAAGCTGGAGATCATCCACTCCGGGCAGGCCCAGCTGATCCAGGACTTCATCGAGTGGTTGCTCGACGAGCAAGGGGTTCAGCTGTACAGCAGGGAAGAGTACGAGGACGGGACGCCCGTCCCGTGGTACCGGTCCCGCGAACAGATCATGGCCGGATTCTTCGGCATCGATCTCGACAAGATCGAAAAGGAGCGACGGGCACTCCTCGCCCATATCCGCCAACAGGAGGCCCCGCAATGAGGTTCCGCCTCGTAACCCAGGAAGACAAAGCCCGTTACCTGCGCCGATGCCGGGTGTATTACGTCGTGGTCGGGGCGGTCGGCCCTGCACTCTTGGTCGTCAATAACCACTTCAGCCGTGACCCGTCATGGCAGGTATGGCTGTTCGCGGCCATCGTCGCGATGACCGCGGCCGCCGCGATCTGGTACATCCAGATCCGGTTGCGAGACCTTCAAGAGGAGAGCGAGTGAGCGGCCACACTCCCTGGTGGAGAGTCCAGACGCGCCCGGTCATTGCCAATGCGATCTACGCCAACCGCTGGGGCGACGACAACACCGAGTTCGCCGGCGAGCGCATGGACGGGGCCGAGGAGGAAGCGGACAAGATCCTGGACGCCCTCCAGGCGGCTGGATACCGGATCGACTACTGGACCAGGCAAGAGCCGGAAGGAAAGTCATGAAGCCGATCTTCGAGAGGGTCACCGGGGAGTACGGTACGGCTCATCCATGCGCAGTTCCCGATAGCCCGTGGACCAGTGACATCGTCGGACTCTGGCTGATCAATGGCATACCCGGCATGTACCACCCCTTCTTCTATCAGTGGCTACTCGACGTGGTCCGAGTTCCCAGACCACCTGGTGCGGGGACTGACTTCGACGGTGGCAGTACCCATGAGTTCATCTGTCTCACCTTGGATCCCGAGGGCAGTCGATACGAGCCGGCCCGATTTGCTGAAGATCTCGGGTCCGGCCAACTTCGTTGCCTGCAGCCAGCCAACGTCGTGGTCCAGGTCGTGGCCGAAGACGAGGAGGTCGTTAACGTCTTGTCCTTGCTGGCCCAGGGCATGGTCGCGGGCGTGCTGAACCCCGAGTCGCTGTGGACCAACGGATTCGACAAGTCCCTCAACGAGCGCTGGTCGGCCTCGATCGAAGAAACTTTGGAGCACATGCGAGGAGGGGTCCATTGAAGGTGGAGGGGGTCGACTACTCCGTCTCCGGGGTCAACGACGTCCGGGACCAGCTGGTCGTACTGCGCAACGAGGCCCTGACCCAAGAGGCCATGGAGTGGGCGGTCATCTTGAGCCATGCCATCGCTCAACTCGCCTACCTGGTCGAGTTGCAGGGTGGGGAGGTGCCCCCACCATGACCAAGGTGCCCGTGTCCAAAGCGGAGAGCTGGCTTGTGATCCGCTTGTTCACCGACGAAGTCGCAGACCTCGCGGCCATGTCGCGGATCCACGACTACAAGGTCAGGTTCCGATGGAACGATGACCGCACGGTCGATGTCGTCAACCCGCCGGCGTGGGCGGTGACGTGGCTCGAGTCGCGTCGCGGCCAGCCGCTCCCGGAGCTCGGACAGGTCGAGCAGTGGAAGTGCATCTTCTGCTACGACTTGTTCGACGGTACCGACGACGACCGGCCGCCGGTTTGCCTGATGTGCCGCAAGGCGCACCGGTTCGGATTCGATCCCGGCTCCAGGGTGCGGCACAAGCACCTCACCCAGTTGGGGGAGGGTGTGATCTCCTTGTTCCAGCCTGACTTACCCCACGGCGTCATCTACGTTCTGTGGAACGCGATCCCTCCGGGTCTGCCCCAGTCCGGCCGGTCGCTAGCCGGACTGCCATGTCCGGACAGGACTCTCAGACACGGTTGGAACACACTCCAACCCCTCGACCATCGAGTGACGGAGCCGTGATGCCGATGTACTGCCCAGGAGAATTGGCGCTCGCCCAGATGGGATACGACGACGGAGGCATCCAGGTCTTCTGCGGAGTACCCGATTCGCTGGGTGGGTTCCGCTCAGCGCCGTGTGGGTTCAGCCGCGTCGTCGGCTACGAGGTCAGCCTGGTCGACGTGCTGGCTGCCGCCATGGAACGCCCGGAGCATCCTCCGGCCAGCGACCTACACGACGGGGAGGCCCGATGACGGCCGTGGCGAACATGAAGGTCATGAAGGAAGCCAAGGCTGCACTCAATGCCGTGTCGGAGACCGCGCCGATCGTGCTCGAGGACGAGTGGGGTCAAAGGTATGAGCTGGTCCGCACTTACGCGATCGGCACGAACGTTCCCGATCCTGCGGTGGTCATGAAGATCCGGATGTACCCGAAGCATCCGGATCGTGACCGTGGGGTGCTCGGCTGAGCTACGGCTTGCGCGCGATCCCGGCCCAGTAGTAGGCGTCCTTGACCGCCTCCTCAACCCGCCATGTCGCCACCGGAACCACCCCAGGGTTGATGAGCTCCCAGCCGTCGAAGAACCGCTCGACGTCCTCGCGATCCCGTGGGGTGATCGTCAGGCTCTTGGCCGCGGCATACTCCCGCAACCGGGTCATCGCCGGCGGGTCGAAGTCGAGACCGAGGTGTGTGATCGCGACAAAACTTCCGGAGGGCATCGTATCCATCAAGACCTTCGCGCAGCCCCACGGGTCCTGGTCGTCGTTGATCAGCATCAAGACCGCCAGCATCATCAAGCCGACCGGCCGGTCCGGGTCCAGCATGCGCAGGGCCGGGTCGGTAAGGATCGCCTCGGGATCCCGGAGGTCACCTTCGATGTAGGTGGTCTGGTCGAAGACGTTCCGCATCAGCGCCCGGCCGTGTGCCAGGACGACCGGGTCATTGTCGACGTACACGACCCGGGAGCGCAGGTTGATCTCCTGGGCGTAGTCGTGCAGGTTCGGCTCCATCGGGATGCCCATCCCGATGTCGAGGAACTGGTCGATCCCGCACTCGTGAGTCAGGAACTGTGTGGCTCGCCCCAGGAAGACCCGGTTCTGGCGCGCCATGTGGGCGAGCGTCGGAACCGCCTCCTGAAGGTCCTCTCCGAGCTGCCGGTCCGCGGCGAAGTTGGCCTTCCCACCCAGGAGGTAGTTGTACACCCGGGCATGATTCGGACTCAGCGTGTCGACGACCGGTGGTTGGTCGTCATCGTAGGTCTGCTTCATGCTCGCCACACCCGTTCCTGTTGCAGCATCCTGTCCTCGGGGGCGACGCTAGCAGTGGAACAGTGCAAATGTGTATGACCCCGGCCGGGACGGGTACCCAGCGTGTGCGCCTCCTCACTGGCCTCCTTTAGGCTGTGCAGTGTTCGGCTGACACCCAGCACGGAGGGACCGAAAATGGGGAACGGCTCCAAGCGGACCAACTTCGAGGCGTTCTGCGAAGAGGTGCTGTCCGATCCGATCGCAGCTGACGCATTTCAGCGTGCACAGCGCAGGCCGCTGCCCCTGCGGCTTGGTCCGGCGTACCGCCGCCGCTGGAAGGCTCGTCGCCGATGAGCACCTTCGTTCGCAGGCGTTATCAGGCCACGGTCTTCGACGGGACGACCAGCGAGGCCGGCGGTGTCCAGGTCGAGTGGGGGGAGCAGGTCGTCGGTGAGCTGAGCGGCTTCGTGCTCAGCGACTGGGCCGTCGTGAAGACGACCAAGGTTGGCGACCTGTACCTGGCCAACCGGAACGACCCGGCCCAGGTGGCCGCGGTCGACGACGACCTTCGCAAGGGTGGCTGGCAGCGGCTGCGGACCTGGATCGTCGGCGGTGACGGGAAGTGGGAATCGCTGCTGCTGCCACTGCAGGGCCTGCGCTACGGCATCGAACGCTTCGAGAAGCCCGGTCACTGGATCGTCGACGGCTGGAACGTCGTGCACGAGGACGGGGTCTGGAACGCCTATCCCGACAGCCGTCTGGACCAGGTCGTCAACTCTGAGCCGGCCTTCGATGCCATGCGAGACTGGATCGCCAAGACCGGCAAGGCTGCCGCCATGACCGCCGACCGCAGCTGATCGTCGGCACTTAGCGCTACATTTCCGTCATGAACAGCAACGGGGGCGAGACACCCTGGCCCGAATACCCGCACCTGACGGTCGCCGCGATCGAGGAGGCTCGTCAGCGTCTCGAGGTCCCTGAGGACTGGGTTCCGAGGTTGTGCGCCAACGAGTGCGGCGGCGTCGTGTTCATCCCGCCGACGGTCGTGGATGTGCCTAACGCGCTGGCGGTGTGCTCGGCACAGTGCGCCGCCGAGATCTCCTTCGGTCGCCCATGACCGGCGAGGTGGCCCTGCGGCTGTACCAGATCGAGCACAACCCATCAGATCTGGATCCGGGCTATGCGGTGCGCGAGGTCTGGATCGTCCGCGGCCAGAAGGATTCTATGCTCGGGCCGGTTGTCGTCCAGGGTGAATCGAGTCTGGAGTGCGCCCGACACAAGGTGCCGGCTCACGCCGACTGCCTGGTTCCCCGCAGTACCGAAGACGACCCTCGGATCGTGGAGATGTGGATGTGATGAGCGAACCGGAAACGCCCGAGGATTCGCGGCTACGGTTCCGCATGTGGATCGCTGGCGAGATGGTCGACGAGACCTGGGTGGACGCCAGCAACCCGGATTACCGTAGCCACACGCAGGCGATCGGCCAGCGCCATCGCGATGCTGCGGAGTTCGCGACCGCGCGGGACCTGCCCTGGTTGGTGGAGTGGTGGGATCCCGAGACGGACGGGTACGGGCGCATCGGGACCGACGGTGACGGCATGGTCGAACCTAGGGAAATGACCGAGGATGCGACCCGGGAGTGGCTGCGGAAGTACACCAGCTGATCTGGGGTGTGCTTTCGTGGTGCTTTCGTGATGCTTTCACAGATCGTCGGTAACGGTGGGCCCTCCGGCTGTGATATTGCTTCGTCAACAAGTCACCACGTCATGGTCGATATGGGTCCCGAGTACCCCGTTTTGTGCGCATATGAGTGGGTATCGGGCCCTGTATGCACAGAAACGGCCTGTATACAGACGGTTTGGGGGTCTTATGCGCACTTGTTGCTTGTGGATAACTGATGAATTCGATGTGCACAGACCTTGCACAGGTCTGTGAACATAGCGTTACAGTCTGTTGGGTGACCCTCGGGCCGAACCGCGTGGTTACAGCGATTTGAACGTTCGTAGCACTCGCTCGCCGCCCCAGCGAGATTGCGGGACGGAAGAGATCTAGGCATGGCGCCTGGATCCCCTGGGGAGGCGGAAGAGGATGACTGTCTTGAGTATCAGCTCGGCGAGCGATCAGGAGGACGAGCTGTACCGGATCCTGGGTGCGCGGATCAAGCTCATTCGTGTCCAGCGAGGCCTCAGCCAGAATCAGCTTGCCGCGGCGGTCGGGCTGTCTCGTGCATCGATGTCCAATGTCGAGAACGGCAGGCAACGTCTTCTGGCTCACAACCTGGTCGCGATCGGACAGGCTCTCGCTGTCGACCCGGCCATCTTCCTCGGTCAAGAGGATCTCCCGCAATTTACAGCTCAGCTTCCCTATCCGACCGACCGGCTGAGGGTCTTTCTGGAGATGGCCAGCGAGGAGATCGGTGGCTTCCTCCAGGCGCTCAAGGGCGAGGCGCCCATGCCAGGCGAGCGAGGGGAGTCCCGGCGTGACTGAAGATCGTGATGAAGAGCTGCTGGACTTCGCCAGGAGGGGTGCTGCGGCCCAGCGGTCGGTCGATGACTTGCTCCCGATCATTTCGGCGGACCGGATCATGAACCCCGAAGCCGATGATCCCAGTCCGAGGCGATGGGCTGTGTTGCAGTGGGGTGGCGCTACCAGTCTGAAGGCGACTGAGCCGAGCCACATCTCTACGCCGGAGGGGATTGTGAACTCGGCACTGCACCTGCTGTTCGTCCGGGCCGGCGCCTGTGAGATCGGGCGGGAACCGGTGTATGGGCCGTGGGTCCGGCTTGATCAGCTGCCGTTGCCACCGCGTCGGACGTCGCGCCAATGAGTGAGTCGAGCCCTGTCGCCTTCCATGACCTTGCTGCGTACCAATTCCCCTTCACCATCGAATGGGAAGCTGTTCGTACCGGTGAGGTCGTCCACCGAGTCGTGGTGAATGGGCCCGGCGTGATCGTGCTGCCAGGCCTGGCCGAAGAGCATGGACCGGTTCGCTGCAGAGTGATCGATGCCAATGGTGCAACCCATACCGAGGAACCGCCTCCGGAGGCGACATGAGCTCGCTGTCGCGGACGAAGATCGAACTCACCGCGATGCCCTCTATCTGGGAGGACATCGCCAGAGGTTGGCTGGATCTCCATCTGATGATGATTCGCCTGCTCGGCAGGTGCGCAATTGTTGTCGTGTCGGCGATCGTGACGTTCATCATGTTCACCAACGGACTTTCGGGATGACGCGCCGGCTTTGGTCCGCACTGCGAGAGCAGTACCTCAGGACTCCTGAGCAACGCGACACGTATCAAGCGTCGGCCCGCCGGCTCGACCAGCTCATGGTTGCCCACGAGCAGCGAGCTGAGCTCGTGGGCGCGCTGATCAAGGTGCGGAAGGCCAAGGGCCTGACACAGGTTGCCGTCGCCCGTCGGATGGGTGTCGGCCAATCGACGGTCTCGCAGTTCGAGAACGGATTGGACTCGAGGGTGTCGACGTACCAGCGCTATGCACGCGCGTGCGAGGTCAGGCTGCGGATGTGGATCGAACCCGCGGAACCTTCGGACTCCTAATCGCTCACCGTGGGTCACGATTTGGGCGCATTTCTCGGTATCAATTCAGGTCTAGTGACGACCATTTCCGGGCGAATATGCCTAAAAACCATTCCGGCATGTGTCGGATTCGCAATCATCCAACCTGTCGATGTTTAGTGGAGACGGATAGTTAGGATCTGAACTACACACCCGGCAGCGATTTCTCCGGTATCAAACGATCACTTTTTGCTGGTTGCCTCGTTGTGTTATGCAACAGTCTCTCGGCGCGGCACACGGGGGCCGCGCCGAGAGGTCTATCCGCCAGCTTGAGGAGTAACTCCTTGACATCGTCACTGCTGTCGCATCAATCAGCGAACCTGGCCGTACACCGTGTAGCTGCACGGATGCCGTCAGGCAATGTCCCCGAAAAGTTGACGTTCAGTGGGTTGGTACAGCTGAACAAGCAGCCCCTTGTAGTTCGTGATCGCATGCCATCGCATCAGTGCGAAAACGTTACCGGACGGGGTTGTCACCTAACCGAACGTTGCGTAATGTGCGGCCCGGGAGTCCCGGTGATGTCCCCCCGTCGTCGGGACTCCTCTCCAAACGCCCGTTGGAGCCTTCTTAGGCGCGAAGGCTCCAGCGGGTGCAGTTGCTTCACGACGGGGAAACGGGAGGCGGCCCCAATGGCCGATGGCGTTACGAATCGCAGTCAGCAGACCGGTAGTTGCCCTAGCTGCGAAATCGTTGCCACGCGCAACATCTACGACATTGGGTCGGGGCCTGAGGTTTCGTGCGCGAATTGCGAGTGGTGCTGGGGAGCGAACGGCCAGGATCTGAAGCCGCTACCCCCCAGGGGGGACCGGTGAACAAGGGGCTGGACGCTGACTGGTTCATTTGTCCGACGTGCAGCCAGCAGAGCAGCGAGCCGAGTCACGTCAGGGAAGGCTTCTGCCCACTCTGTAACGACTTCACCGGTGGTCTGGGGGTCACCGGTGAACTGATCATGGGTCAGACGGCCGTCTACTTCCACCTGTCGACCGAGCAGCTCACTTCAGCCGATCGCTCGCATCACATTAGCGGGCCCCGGCAGACCGCCATGTTTATCTGCCGCGAGCTCACGGACCTGTCGTTCCCCGAGATCGGGATCTTGTTCAACCGCGATCACAGCACGGTCATGCATGGCGTCCGCAAGATCGAGAAGCTCGTGCTCCAGTATGCCCGAGTGCGCAATCATGTCGCGGTGATCTCCCATCGAGTGACGGCGCAAGCCAGTCTGCACGAGACACACGAGGGGGTGGCTTATGTCCGGTGAACCTCTCGTGCTCAAACCGATCACCATCGAAGTAGAGCGCAGTACGCTCGTGCTTTTGGAGTTGCTCCGGAAGCACGCCGCTGAAGAGCCGGCCGATGTGGTCAACGTCGACGAGTACCACGGATCTGAACACATCGGTCTCGCCTGTCATCAGCGGATGAGGTGGGAGCAGTTGCGTGACGGCCTGACCCTGGCCATCGGACACTCGCTCGTTCGACAAGCTCTGGAGGTAGTAGATGCTTGAGGCAACGACCTATGCCGACCGCCCTTGGAGGACGGGCAGGAAGCTCAATCGGACCATCTACGCAGTGGAAGAAGGATCCGAGGACAGGTCGGTCGATCACCTCCTCGGCATGCTGGACAGCTGGCTGATAGTCAGGCACGTGGTCGACCTACATAACGCCGACCTGGAGCGCCGCCGGAGCTCGTCGAGTTCCACCGACTCAGTGAACCTCCGCGAGTTGGCCGAGTGGCTCGTCTCACTGGATGACCCAGCGAACCTCGAGCAGCGCCAGACGGTGTCCCTGACGGAGATCATCCCCAGGGCCCGTCAGGCACTTCGTTCACCAGGCGAGGAGAGCCAGCCGAATGATTGATGAACGCATTCGGCTCCTGCTCGTCCCGATCTGCGCCGGCGGCACCCTGATAGGACGCAGCCTCGGGCCGAATCTCTACCGGGTCAAGCGATACGGGAACTTCCACGTCGACGTGGAGCGTGCGGAACTGGGGAACAAACTCGTCATGCGCCCAATCGAGGGCCGCGATCGCGTGCACTTTTGGTGGTACGACGGCTCAGGCATCCCCTGCTTCTTCGCGGCCGTTTCGTATGCCGCGATGTGGAACCCTGGCAAGCAGACGGACCCACTCGGCTGGAACGAGAACGGTCAGACCGGCGCCAAGCGCAGCGCGAATGACCCGGACGCCTGGCAGGCAGCCCGGATGCCGTTGACGCTGGCGGAGTTCGAAGCCGACGACTCGATGTGGCCCGACGTCCCGAACCACTCCTCCGAGGGGACCGAGACCCCGATGTCGGACGGCGACACCATAGACAAGGTCTACGCGCCGTTCACGGCCGAACAGGTCCAGCACCTCAACGCCTTCCAGGCCGATGGACTGATGCATCCCTTCACGTGCCCAAAGGCAGCGCGCCCGGACGAGGACCCCTACCATTCCGTCGAGTCGGTGCTTGTGGCAACGACCGACGGCTGGGTGTGTCCGGTAGACGGCTGCACTTACACCCAGGACTGGGCACACAGCTTCATGGCCGCTTGGACATCGGCAGGTCGCTGATGACCGCCGAGCTCGTCGATCGCGCCGCGCAGGCGCTCTATGCCGAGCGCTGGGGCATTGGGTGGTCGGGGGAGTTGCACGTCGTAGTCAAGGACGCCATGCGTCGGCAGGCCGCAGCTGTGATCGCGGTTGTCGAGCCCGAGTTGACGACGCGAACCATCGATCACATCGCCTTGGTCGAAGCAGTCGCCAAGGCTGTTGACCACGAATACGGGGACGGGGCTTCGGAGGGCGAGGCTGGCTGCCTTGACTGCATGGCACCAGGCTGGCCCTGCCAGTACGTGACCAGGATCGTCGACGCCGTGGAGAACGTCGTCGCTGCAGGTATGCACCAAACAGCTGCAAACCGAAACGATGAGGAGTGAGGGTTCATGCTGAAACCATCTGCCGCTGCGGCAGATCCGGTCGAGGTCCATTTCTGGACGGATCAGCTGCCGGATGAGTATCTGGAATGCCGCCGTCTGGGCCATGACTTCCGGGGGACCGAGCGCGGCGACACGGCTCACTACAGCCGTAAGGAACGGGCCTACGTGGAGATCAAGCTCTGCCGCTGCTGCAAAGCGGTCGAGTGTCACAACCTCGTCGACCCGACCAATGGTGATTACATCAAGCACACACTCAAGTACGTCGAACACGACTACCTGCGCGAGAAGGGCGCGGGCCGGATCGGCAAGGGTGGCAACGGAATGGTACGACTTGCCCACCTCGAACGTCAGGTTCCCAGACGTGCGCCTCGACACCTGCGGAGCGTCAGCTGATGGGCAGCCTGATCGAAGTACGCCGGTGGTGCGACAACCCGTTCGTTCATGACCCGGACGGCGAGAAGGTGTTCGACGCGCAGCAATGCCTCCTCGCCGTCGACCTGAAGTTGTACACCGCCGATCTGTGCGATCCATGCGACGACGGCCTGACGCGTGCCCAGGCGCGCCAAATGATCAAGGACAGGATCGCGAAGCCGTACACCCCCGAAGGCGGTGCGGCGGCAAAGGCCGGTCGTCGGCGGATCGACACGGTACCCTCGGTCAAGGCGGCGACGGCCCCTTCGGCTCAACTCTCCGGTAAGCGCAGGGGGAGAGCCCCATCTAATGGGGAGATGCATGCATGTATTTGGTGTCCGCTGACCTACGCCCGGTCCTCGGGTACGGGATTCCGGACACACTTGCGCAAGATCCATGGCTTCGCGACCAGCGAGGAGGCCTTCGGTTCGCAATGCCCGGTCTGCGGGCAGGCCGACTTGCAGAAGATCAGCGGACATGTTGTCGCGAAACACCCGGAGTTTGCCCACATCACCGATGCGTTCCTCTGGGCCCGTGATCACGGCGACGAGCATGGCGTCTTTGCCGCGCGTCGCGTGGCCGGTGAGAACGTTCAGGAGTTGGTCGCCTAGCCCTCGGCTGGCCCGGCCGCTCACCGGGCCAGCCGATTCGGTGTTGCCTTGCGATGGAGGAAAAGATGGCGAAGTCAGTTGCCGAACTGGAAGCTGATATCGAAAACCTCAAAAGACGCGAACGGGGAATGTTGGAAGAAATGCGTGAAGTTGAGGAACTCCTGGCTGAAGCGTTGGGCTATCCGAAGGACCCGGCGTATGGCTGGGTCACCGGTGATCACACGCCGGCCACGCTCGCGATGGAAGCACGACGCAAGCTGCTGGGATTGTCGTGATCAGATCAGCGGGGGCTGAAACAGAATTCACTGACGACGATCTTGCAGTAGTGCGGCGCCTGGAAGAGACCGCACGGCGCGTCAACCAGGAGCTGGACCGCGAGCTCTACCGGCGTCACACCAAGGCGATGATGGAGGGGTTCTTCGCCGCCGAGGGGTCGAGGGTCGATCTCAGTGTGGAGGAGGTCTTCGCCTGGATCGACAGCCACTGGCGATGCCTGAGCTGTCGCAAGTTCTACGGCCCCGAAGACGACGATTGCCGCCCGGTCTGTGACAACTGCCGGGCGGCAATCTCCCATCCTTCGTGAGCGGTGGAACTACTTCTTGTCCGCCGCCTCGAATGCCTCCCGGATGTGCCCGGGGACGCGGCCGCGGTCGGAGACCTCGAAGCCGTTGGACCTGGCCCAGGCTTTGACGGTCGCGGCGTCCGCGCCGACGGGGGTCCGCTTTACCGGCCGCCCCCGGTTCTGCCGCGCTCCGTTGAGCCGGCGCCCCGCTTCGATGTAGGGCTTTAGTGCATTCCGCAACCCGGCGGCGTTCTTGGTCCCCAGGTCGATCTCGTAGGTCTGTCCGTCGACCCCGAACTCCACCGTCTCACCCTTGCCGGGGGGAATGTCGACCCCGGTGATGTCGTCGGTGAGTCTGATCTCAGTACGTTGCGCCATTCACGTCTCCCAATCCCGATGATCCTCAGTGGCCCATGATGGCCTCACATGAACTGTATCGCTAATGCATACCATAGAGTTACAGGCCGTAGGGAGACATTGGGAGGATTCATGCTGTCTGAGGGGATGTTGGCCGCACTTTCCGGCCGCCCGCCTCGCCAAGCCGTCGAGAGAGCCGATCTCGTCGACCCCGCGGGCCGATTGCCGATCGGCGACCAACTTTGCCCGGACTGCGGCTGGCCGGTTTCACGGTTGGACTTCGACACGGCCGGTCAGCGCGCAGGAGATCTCTATGAGCATCGAGCTCATGGTGCGCATAGGTGGCCCCAGTTGCACCGCTGTACGCCGGCGCCATCCGAATGCCCGTTCTGTGCCGGGTGCACTACTTGCTGATGCAACTTCTTGGACTATTGATCCCATATAGGTCCAAGAGAGGTCATAGAAGGTCAATTTTTCAGTATCTGGTGCATTGCTTTTGCGCATTCAAGATGTGCCGGTATGTTCACAAACGTGCCCAAGAATGAGAGCGGGAATCCGGCCAAGCGCGCCGCCGCAGCCGTCCAGCACCAGCCGACCTATCGGCACGGCGAAGCTTTTTGCTTGATGACCTACCGCGCGGACGACCGCCACCTCGAGGAGGTGATCTGGAACTCTCGCGACGGCGTGACCCCCTTCGTGGTCAACATGAAGGACGGCAGCCCTGGTACTCACGTCGACTGGCGAAATGACCGGTGCGTTCCCGATCACAAGCCAGCGGTTGGAGACCGGATCTTCGTCGACCTGACCGAGCAGCGTGCCCACGAGATCGCGGCCCAGCAGGCTCGGAGGATCTGGGACGCCCCAGTCGACGCGGACCTCAGTTACGACCCCAAGGGCGTGTACGGCAGGGTGGAGCGTCTTGCGGACCGGATCCTCGAGGGCCTCCTGGCCGAGGTCGACCGTGGCGGGCCGGACGTCATCGAGGTCACCGACGAGCTCGCGCGCCAGCGCGGCTGGCTTACCGGGGTCTGACATGCCGAAGGTCCATGTCGCCGGTCCCTGTCTGACCCTCGACGGCCGCTACATCCGCCAGCGGTGCTCCTGGTGTGGTGCGGTCCTCACTGATTACGACCTCGACCGGATCGCCGCGCCGGTCGGCCAGGACAGCTCACCCGGTCAGTGGAGCGAGGGCGCCTTCGTCCTGGTCGACGGCGCATTCTCGACCGTCCTCGTCGACGGTGGCATGGGGAAACTCGAGGAGCAGTCCGAGGGCTGCCCGCTACCGGAACACAGTTGCATGCGCGACGAGGTTTCGGGGTGACGACCATGACCATCCTGGAGCCTTGCGAGAAGCACGAGGTGAGCAACTGCTCGATCTGCAGCGGCCTCGACAAGCGCCTGCAAGACGCCGAACGGAGGCCACCCGGTTCTGGACGTCGACCCGGCCGTAAAGCGCGGATCGAGCGACTTCCGTTCGGCGTCGTTCACGCCGATTACCCCGGCCGATGTGCCGATTGCGGCGTCTGGTTTGAAGCCGGCGAGCCGATACGACACTCCGACAAGGTCGATGGCTGGGTCTCCACGGAGTGTTGCGGATAGCAGAGGGAGCGGCGATGCCGTCAGTAATGGAAGAGCAGCGGGCCTGCCCAAGATGCGAACTCAAGTACCGCCCCGGCGACTTCCGGGGCGGCGTGTGCGGCTGGTGCGCCGACGACCTTGAACGGATCCACAACCCGAAGGAGGAGCATGGCCAAGGAGCTGGGTAAGGGACTGGTTCGCGTGACCTCGTCACCGAAACCGACGGCCGTCTGGAGGATCCCCTGGGTCCATGAGGGCCTTGGTGGCACGGTCCGCGAGGGGTGGATGGAGCTCGAGGCGGGCTACGAGACCGACGTCACGCCGCCGGTCGGGGTCCCGGACCGGTTCCAGTTGCGGGCTCACTACGAGGGCCGTGGCGGTCGTCCCTCGTTGGCGTTGTCGCGCGAGGCCGCCACCAACCTGTACAAGGCACTGGGAGAGGCGCTGGCATGGCAGTGACGACTCAGGAAACCGCGGCGACCGAGCGGGTCTCCATGGTGTGGCCGGCGGAGCTCAAGGATCAGCTGCGCCAACTGGTCGGCAGCCGCGGCATGACCGGCTTCACCCTCGACGCCGTGAGAGAGAAGCTCGATCGAGTTGAGGATCTTCGCCGTCGGGAGGAGCTCGTACCGCCCGGGCCTGTCGTAAATGGCCTGGTCCAGCAGGCGGCCGCCGCTCCGAAGGTCGAGCAAGACAAGAAGCATCTGGACCCGGACGAGGTAGCGAAGCTGCCCCTGGCCGAGCGGATGGCCTACGCCAGAGAGCTCATCGAACAACGCGAAGGCGGCGCCGTCCAGACCAACGTCGCCGACAAGTGCCCGGAATGCACGGAAGAGCTGGTCAACGGTGAGTGTTGGAGCTGCCTGCCCGGCTGATCTAGTCTCGTACCGGGTGGTTTGGTAGCAAAGCCCCCGGCTGCGGCGCCGGGGGCTTTGTTGTGCCCGGCAACTTAATGTGGCCCAATCTTTGGGCCATCTGGACGCTCGGCGACCTGCCGGGCCGGATGTCAGGATCTGGATATGGCAGCGCGAGGTGAACCAGAAGCGATCAGCGCCGCCTGGCGCGTCTACAAGGAATCCGGCGACCAGGAGCTCCGCAACGAGCTGATCCTGCATTACACATCACTGGCCCGCTATATCGCACTCAAGGTCGCGACCACGCTGCCCAACACCGTCGACCGCGACGATCTGACGTCCTACGCGATCCTTGGCCTGATCGATGCCATCGACAAGTACGACCTCAGCAAGGGCACGGCGTTCTCCACCTACGCCATGACCCGGATCAAAGGTCACATCATCGACCAGCTGCGCAGCCAGGACTGGGTCCCGCGAAGTGTCCGGTCCAAGGTCCGCGACCTCGAACGCGCCTACAGCGAGGTCGAGCGGGTCCTCGGTCGCCCCCCGGTCGAGCACGAAGTCGCGAGCCATCTCGGCCTTACCCTGCCAGAGCTGTGGACGCTCCGGAGCCAGGGCGCCGTCACGCCGGTCGGTGCGCTGGACGAGAACAGCGGGGACGAGGACCGCCAGGCCCTCACCGATGTCATCTACGACCGCGGTTCCAACCCCGAGGACCTGTTCGGCACCCAGGAGGTCGTCGAGCTGCTCGCCGGCGCCGTCGCCGTCATGCCCGAACAGTCCCGCGCCATCTTGGTCCTGTACTACATCGAAGGCCTCACCTTGCGGGAGATCGGCGAGATCTACGGCGTCACCGAATCGAGAGTCTGCCAGCTGCAGAGCAAACTGCTGCACGGCCTCCACCAAACCCTCGGCCGCGGCCTCGCGGCGGCCTGAGGAGCAGGATATGCACACCAGCGAGCCCTTCCTTCTCTACCACTGGTCCCCGACCGTCAGGCGGCGGCGGATCACGCACGATGGTCTGCGGCCGAGCTGCCCGTCGGTGGGCCGCGAGTGGAAACCGCCCTACGTGTGCTTCTCGACATCTCCCTCGCTGGCGTGGGCACTGTCGGGCCACTTTCACCCAGACGTCCCCACCTGGGACCTGTGGATGGTCTGGAGCAACGTCCCGTCCGGGTACGAAGTGCTGTTCTTCGACGACGGATCCCCGAAGGAGTACCGAATCTACGAACGGCTCTACAAGCGCGACATCTGGTACGTCGGATCGCGAGGGCAGGGGCAATGAAGGACGCGTTGCCTGTGCGGTACGTCGTGGACAGGATCGGGACCCCGGACCCGCCGGAGTCGCAGTACTACGTCCTCGACATCGTCACCGACACCGACGCGCGGGTCACCTTGCGCCGCCTGGTCCGGGACTATCGCGCCACCAAGCAGAACGCCCGCGCCGACGAGCTGGCGAAAGCGCTCGACGACACTGCCGATGCTCATCAGCAACTACTTCGACGACAGGTCGACTGGAACAGCCCCAGGAAGACCCGCAAACGGGCTCGATCCTGAACGACGAGCCATCCGATAGGAGAGACCATGGCGGAGAACTACGTGGACCCGAACAGCGGTGCCGCAGTGCAGCCCGGAGGCTACTCCGGGCCGCCGGCGGTCTCGCAGGAAGAGGAGCTGACCGACGTCGGCGCCGACACCTCGTCGCTGACCGGCGACCAGCCGGCAGGCAATGCCAAGCGCGACGACTGGGCGGAGTTCGCCCGCAGCAAGGGCGCGCCCGAAGAGGAGCTCGTGCCGCCGGAAGAGGGCGGGCTGACGCGGGCCGAGCTGATCGACAAATACGGCGCCTGACCCCCACAGACACCGAGAGCCCTCCCTACTGCCGTGGCCGCGAGCGGGGCGGTGCGGGGGGCTCTCGATGTGCTTGCAACTTGTCCTTTGCCGGTGTTGCTCATTACTGCTCGATAGCGCGTCTTAGACGCATGTCTAATGTCAGTATGCCGTAACACTCCGGTTTATACACACACCTTTCAGCTATTCGCGTCGATCAGCGCGATGATCTTCACCAGGACGACCAGGAACAATCCCGCGCCGATCAAGTCCCAGTTCGCCGTGGTACCGGGCGGCCGGCGCCGCATTCCAGCGACGAGAAAACACACCGCCGCGAGGATGTACAGCACCAGATAGACGACCTCGATGATCTTCATGTCCGTTCCCTTCTTCAGGTCTTGGGGGTGGGCTTGGGTATGTTCGGGTTGCAGATAACAACGAGGCCCATCGGAGGCTTTGAAAATGACCCGCAGCACCCTCCTCTGGCTTCGGGTGTGAAGCCATGACGGTTCAGTCGCGGCGGCGGCCGATGATCGGCATGCCCGCATCCGGATCGATCGTCAGCCCCATCGGTAACAGCGGTGGCGGCTCCAAGAGCAAGAAGTTCGCCTGCGCGACCTGCCGGATCTCCTTCGAGACGCCGGAAGGACAGCGAGCGAAATGTCCACTGTGCGAGTCGCAGAAGGACCGGATGCAACTCCTCGAGGCCCTGCGGGAACTCAAGGACCGACTGGAACGGACAACCAACGAGCTCGCCCGACTCCGTCCACTCGTCGACCTCGTCGCCGCCATGCACACCGCATTGAAGGTGACCGGCGTTGACGACCTGACGTTCCTCAAGTCCGTCGCCTACCGGTACCGCCAGGACGGCTCGGTGACCCTGGAGGTGCTCAACGGCGTCAGGGGCGCGACCATGTCGGCGCCCGTCGGGTTCCTGGCCAAGTCGAAGGTGGGTGAAGCCGAGATCTACCAGTGCACATCGGTCGGTGGTCTCACACTGGCCCACTACGTTGCGGAGGCGATGAGAAGTGTCGGACCACAGACCGCCATGCAGCATCTGGTTCGTGCGATGAGTGACCACCTCACCGGAGGCATGCGATGACCGATCAGGAGCCGCATGTCACCGTCGCCGAGAGGTACCTGACCCACAAGGGCTATCAGGACATGGAGCCGGTCCGCGTCATTCAGCTCGAGGGGCAGCCGTGCTGGTACTTCTACTACGAGTTGCCCGAGGGGATCTTGGAGCTGGAGGTCTTCTGGGATGCCAGGGACCAGAGGTGGTCGTCGATGGTCACCGCCTTCCCGGCCAGCAGCCAACCCTGAGGCCACCTCCGCCTCGAACGCGGGCCAGATACGGCCGATAAGGGCCCTAGAGACGGCCGTCTCAACATCTGGAGGTGACTCACAGTGGCCGACACGACCACCACGTCGAGCCCGACCGCGAACGCTGGCCATGTCGGGGCGGACGCAGCGGGACTGACGAATGCAGCGAACAAGGCCCCGGCGGACCAGGCGGGCTACGACCCGAAGGACTCCAAGTGGGCGTCCGTACCGGGTGCCGCGGCCCGCGGCAACAACTACCCGCGCCTGAGCTAGGGCAGCTGATGGCCAGGCGCAAGGAGGAGCCGGAGGAGCAGGAGCCTGAGGTGCGCACCGACGCCTCCGGCCGTGAGCTGTTCCCCTGGGAAGTCGACCCGGCAGACCAGGTCCGTCGTCGGCCGGCCGACGACACGGAGGAAGAGGCAAACGACGGTGGCCCTGCCCAGCCGTCGCCGGGCCCCGACGACAACGTCGTCGAGTAGCCCGTGTTGAGGTCCCGGTGTGAGGCGTCCACTCGCCCGCCGGGACCGCCTCTCGTCATTTCTGACGATTGTTCCGAATCACGCGACGGCACATGCCGAACAAGCGACCAGGACACAACGAAGGCGGGATGCGTACATGGCACGGGCATCGAACTACGCTGAGAATCGGGTGGTCATCCTCGGGGTGCTCGCCGAGGCGCAGGACCGGCACTCGCCGGCGCCCAGCGTCCGGGACCTGGCTCTCGTGATGAACGTCGGTGTCGCGACCGTGCACTCCTACCTTCGCCAGCTCGCGAAGGAAGGCATGGTCGAGTGGACGCCGAACAGGCACCGGTCACTGCGGCTTACCCCCGAGGGTTCCCAGCTTGTTTCGTCGCAGGTAACGCCGTCAGCCTGAGCCTGTTCGCCGCAGGCACGCCGGTCCCCAAGGGCCGACCCCGGACCCGAGTGGTCCAACCCAAAGAACCGGGCGCCAAGGCCTGGGCCCAGATCTACACCCCCCACGAGACCGTCGGTTGGGAGGAGATGGTCGTGGTCCAGGTGCGCCAGCAGCTGGTCGGTCTCGAGCTCGCCGAGCCCGGCCTGGCTCGGCTTCCGATGCCGCTGTCCGGCCGCGGACTGTTGTGGATGCGCTTCAACCTGCCGCGACCCAAGAGCACGCCCAAGTCCGTGCGGTACCCGATGAAGTCCAGGTCCGACTGGGACAACCTCGCCAAGAGTGCCCAGGACGCGCTGCAGCTCGCCGGCCTCATCTCCAACGACGCCATGATCACCGACGGATCCGTGGCCAAGCGCTTCGCCGAACCAGGTCACCCGTCGGGCGTGGAAATCGAGCTCACGGTCATCTCCTAACCGGTGGAAAAGTGGCCCGGAAAATGGTCCAGAAAACTTGGTCGCATATGCACCTATATGACCCCTGCTGCACGATAAATGCTGGACCGAATTCTGGGCCATACGTTGTTCGGTGTGATTCCCTTAACCTATGACCCAGGCCCCGACGAATTCCTCTCCTATCGGCATCACTCTGTATGCCGTTGATAGTCCGTCGGGATCGGAGCTCAACCTCCAAACACAGGAAGAAGCCGACTGGTACGAAAGCCGGCGCGATCGATACTTGGCCGACAACAAGTTCACCCAGGTCTCGGACCTGCAAGACCTCGATCGCCTCCTGATGCTCGAGGTCATGTTGTACCGATGGGGCCTGTGGATGGGCCAGGGCTTCGACTACCTGTTCAGCCGCGTCGACGAGAACCAGCTCCAGAAGAACCTGAAGGACTACTCGACCGAGGTCCGGCTCATCAAGGCATCCCTCGGGATCGACAAGATCACCCGGGACAAGGACAAAGGGGAGTCGCTCAGCGACTACGTAGAGAACCTGCTCGAACGAGCCAAGATCTTCGGCTACCACCGCAATGCGCAATACGAGATGGCCGTCACCAAGTTCTACCAGCTGCGCTCGATGGTGATGACCTACGACCGCTGCGACGACGAGGAGCGCGAGCTTCTCGACCTCTCCTTGGAGTCGATCGTCGGCTGGATCAAGGAGGACGTGATCGCTCCCTTCGACCAACTCCAGGCCGACTTCCGCAAGGAGCAGTCCATGTGGATCCGGAGCATGTGACCGTCCGGACGCCTGTCCGTTCCAACCAGCCGGGAGACGTCATGACCGTGCAACCCGATCAGACCATGCAAATTGCGACGACCCGCCGGCGCCGTGCCCCCGCCCTGTCCGAGGACGACCTGCATCGCCGCTACCCCTCACTGGCCCACCTGGCCAGCAGGCCACCCGAACAGAGCTCACAGCGTGCCTGGGTCGCGGTGTTCAACGCGCGCCCCGACGCCATGCACGCACTGCTCGCCGACTGGATCAAGCAGGTCAACGCCCGGCCCGGTCGCATCGGACAGCGCCCGATGCCCAAGGAATCCGAGGTCGACCTGCAAGGGCTCATCTTCGGCGAGGAGAACGACCTGCCACTCGTCGACCTCTTGCCCAAGATGCTGGGCGTGTCCGAGCGGCTGTTCTGCAAGCGGATCTCCATGTCCCGGACACAGTTCCAGCGCCTGCTCGCAGGCGACTACCACCCCGATGTCTACGAGCTGCGTCGGATCGCCGCCGAACTGGGCAAGCCACCGGTCTTCTTCGTCGAATACCGCAAGGCGATGGCACTGGCTGCGGTCGTGAACCTGTTCAACGAACGGCCCGGCGTAGCAACCAAGCTCTATCGCTCCTACCTCACCGACCGACTAGAGACACGTGAGCGCAGTAGCGGACCTAACCGAGGCTGAGGCCTACCTCGTCGCCATCCTCCAGGACCAGTCTGGTGTCGACCAGGCCGAGTTCGCTTGGACCGACGACACCTCACCCGACTTCGTGTTCAGGTGCTGGGACTTCCAGTACGCCTGGTACCGCGACCGCTCCAAGTTCCAGATCGACCAGTGCGCCCGCGCCGTCGGCAAATCCCTCGGTATCCAGATGCGCTCCTGGGCCTTCCCCTTCACCAACCCGGGCTCGGAGATGTTGCTCACGGCACCGGAGTTGATCCACCTCGACCCCGTCACCAGGTACGTCGAGGACCGGCTGATGTCGACCCGCATCACCCGCGAGTTCCTGAAGAAGTCCGGCACTTCCAACGGCTTCACGCACCGGCCCTTCGAGGCCCGCTTCCGCAACGGCGCCATCATCAAGGGCCGGATCCCGCAGAAGGACGGCAAGGGCGTCAAGGGCCAGCACCCCAAGAAACTCGAGCAGGACGAAGCCCAGGACTACCCCGAGGCGGGCTGGGTCGAGCTCGGCGAGACACTGAAGTACGGCGAGGAGAACTCCACCTGGCGCGCCCACGGCGTCTCGCGCGGCGTCCGCGACCGGTACTTCAAGCAGACCCAGCCCGAATCCGGCTGGCGCGTCCACCGGGTCACCGCCATGCACCGGCCGGACTGGTCGGCCGAGGAGCGCATCGCGAAGGCAGAGCTGTACGGATCCCGCGACCACGCCGACTACCGACGCAACATCCTCGGCTTGCACGGTGACGCCACCTCGCCACTGTTCGTCCTCCATCGCTTGATGGCCTGCGTGGACCAGCAGCAGGAGTCCTTCTACAACAGCGAGTACTACCACGTCCGGATCAACGACGAGAAGCTGAACGACACCGGTCTGCCGATCCAGTCACTGCTGGAGTTCCCGCTCGGCCATAAGGCATACGAGCGGACCTGGGTGGGCATGGACGTCGGTATGACCAACCACCCGTCGGAGATCTTGATCTACGGCGAGGAGGTCAACCGCCGCCAGGGCGGCGCCAAGAAGGAAGGCGACTGGAACGTCCGGCTCAAGCTGCTGGCCCGGATCCACCTGCAGCGCATCTCGGCCCCCGACCAGCGTGCGGTCCTCGAGGCCGTCTGGGACTTCTACAAGCCCCAGGCGATCGCGATGGACCGCACCGGCCTGGGCCTGCCGATCTTCCAGGAGATCGTCGAGGCCAAGATCGCCGGCTTCTCCGCAGCCATGCGCGGCTACAACTTCTCCGAGAAGGTCGTCATCGCCTACGAGGAGAACCCCGATGACCCCGGAGAGCCGATCGAGGTCAAGGCCAACGTGCTGGAGTACTCCTCCGACATGCTGCGACTGATGATCGACCAGCGGCAGATGCTGCTGCCGTGGGACATCGACCTGATCCGCGAGTTCCAGGGCCAGACCTACCAGGTAAACCGATCCTCTACCGACCCCTACGGCAAGAAGAAGTTCAACCAGGGCAAGTTCCACGGGCTGGACGCCGCCCGGATGGCTGCCCTGGCCTACCAGCAGCGCCACATCGAGGAGCTCCGACACGTCGACGACGCGCCGGTGTTCGACTCCTTCCTGGCGCCGTCATGGTGAGCGAGATCAACGGCCAGACCAGTGACGGCTACCACACCTTCGACGAGCTCTACCGATGCCGGATGCTGCTCGCCGCCGCCCTGCTCAACCTCTGGGCGGCACTCGACAAGGGCGAGGTCTACAAGTCCCGGCTTCACCACGACGGAACCATGTTCGACGGCATGTTCAAGGTCGCGGCCCAGTTGCCGACCGGCGAGATCAGCTACCACTTCGAGGCCGAGCACTGGGACCTGTTCCAGATTCCCGAACGCGATCGAGCCGACGAATGGGACGGACACACCGCGGTCGATGTCGCCGATCGCCTGGAGGCCTTCCTCCGACTGTCGCGTACCTGAGGTCAATTCCGGCGCATCCGGTTGCATCTGGAGGGCATAACCGCCCGATAAGCCCGGCATGGCGAAGACGCAGCTCATCACCAGCCTCCCCGCTCCCGCGCCGGCCCAGTCGGGTGCGGCGACGCTGGCCGGACCGCGCTACAGCACCACCGACGTCGAGCCGACGATCGGCTTGTCGATCAACCAGGTCCGTCAGGAGATCGACGACGCCTTCGCCGACATGGGCACCTTCTACACAAAGGAGCCCGACGACGTCATCCGGATGTGCTCCGGCCACTCCGCCCGGCTCTCAGAGCTCCGTGTGCGCATACAGCGCGTCGAAGACATGCGCCGCGAATGGCGCAACGTCCGCACCCGCGAGATCGAGCCGACCCTCGAGGAACTCGAACGGCAGTACGCCGCAGCCAGCCGACTGCACTCCATCCGGGAGCTCGACTTCCGCCTCAGTGGAGGCCAGGTCTGATGACCGACCAATTCGCCCCACCGACCGACGAGGGCACCTTCGACGACGAGCGGTACGGCCAGGTCGCCAGCGGCACCCCCCCGACCGTGCACTACGTCAACGAGGCCGGCGTCCCCGAAACGATCGTGGACGAAGTCCGCAACAACCGCGAGATCGCCTCGATCGTCGAGAAGTGGTCCCAGACCCTGTCGAACCAGTTCGAGTCGCCCAGCCTGGACCTGTTCAACCGCAACCGCTGGGACCGGCGCAGCCACTTCCACGCCCAGATGTCCAAGTGCGCCTGGGTGGCCGAGAACGACGACGTCCTGTCCACCCTGGCCGACGTGACCGAAGGCCTGATGTTCCAGAAGATGCGGTTCGAGCTCTACGACGAGGACCAGCAGGACTTCTGGAACCAGTGGGCCGGCGACGTCGACCTGGACAGCCGTCTGCGCGAGCATGCCCGCGAGCTCTACAAGGTCTCCCAGCTGTACGTCGGACTGTGGTGGGAGGACAAGGTCTACAAGGTTCGCGACGACCTGATCTCCGAGACGATCGACGAGTTCAAGGCCAAGCAACTCGAGCGCGACTACGAGGACCAGAAGCGAGCGGCCGCCCTTCAGCGCATGCCCCAGCCGCCGAAGCCCCCCGAACTCGATGGCCCCGGCCGCGGCAACCGCAAGCGCAAGAAGACGTTCGCCGTATCGGTGCCAACAGCAATGACCGTGTTCGACCCGACGAAGGTGATGCCGGTCGGTCAGCTGATGTTCGGGCGGGAGCGCTTCGCCTACATCGCCGACGGCGACGAGGACGAGGCCTTCACGTCCGTCATGGGTGGTGCCATCGTCGACGAGACTGTCATGAAGCTCGTCGAGCGCAAGTACACCCCGAACGCCTCCGACAAGAAGGCCTGCGCCGACCTCGGCGTCGACCACAGGCGGCTCTGGCTGTTCAAGAAGGACGCGGTCTACCGCCACACCCTCACCAAGTCGGCCTACGAGCGGTTCGCGCCACTGCGCCTGGAGTCGATCCTGCCGGTCATCGACCTCAAGTACCACCTGCGGATGTCCGACCGCTCCAGCCTGATCGGCAACACCAACTTCATCATCCTCATCACCAAGGGCAGCGACAAACTCCCCGCCAAGCCCGCCGAGATCGAGAACCTGAAGGAGCAGGCCAAGGTCATCGCCCGGCTGCCGGTCCTCGTCGGCGACCACCGGCTCTCGGTCGAGATCGTGGCCCCGAGCACCGACCACACCCTGACCGAAAGCCGGTGGCAGGCACTCGACAGCCGCCTCGTCTTCAAGGCCCTGCAGACCTTCAGCCCCATTGTCCAGGGCGGCAACTCCGGCGGCGCCGGGGTCTCGGAGATGAGCAGGGTCGTTGCCAAGGGCCTCGAGTCGCGGCGCCACATGATCGTGCGCTCCCTCGAGCGGCACGTCTTCGACGCGATCCTCGAACGCAACTCCGGCGTCCTCGACGAATCGCCGCAGCTGGAATTCGCCCCCAAGCGGATCACCCTGGACTTCAAGGCCGACATCATGGCCCAGATCCTCAAGCTCCGCGACCGCGGCGACATCTCCCGCGAGACCACCCTCGAAGAGCTCGACTACGACCAGGACCGCGAGGTCCTGCGCCGCGCCCGGGAGCGCGCCGAGTACGACGACGTGTTCAGCTCGGCCACTCCGTTCGCCTCGCCGACCCAGCAGCCCTACCAGCCCGGCCAGCCCGGGGCCCAACCGGGACAGCCGGCGCAGCCTGGGCAGCAGGCACCGAAGCCGAACGTCGGCCCGGCCGGACAGCCGCGCACCGAGGGCGGCCGCCCGGCCGGAGTCAGTGAGTCCAACCCACGAGCCAAGAAGGGCTCCCAAACGTGACCCGCACACGGTCGACAACAGCCGCGTGACCAATTCGGAGGTGCCCCATGCCTGAGGTTCGCCAGGACGACCCGGCGAGCGATGCCGCCCGCGCCGTGTCGACCAAGGAACGGAACAAGCTCGCCGGCCAGGGCAAGGCCCTGCCCGACGGCAGCTTTCCGATCAAGACCACTGACGACCTGAAGAACGCCATCCAGGCGATGGGCCGCGCCAAGAACAAGGCCATGGCCAAGGCGCACATCATCAGCCGCGCCCGCGCGCTCGGAGCCATGAAGATGCTCCCGGACGGCTGGATGACCAAAATGAAGGTCTCGACCAAGAAGTCCGGCGACAGCGCCGCGCTCGAAGCCGTCTGCATCACCTGCCCCGAGGACGGCTGCGAGCGGGCCTTCCTGCACGAGGACCCGCTCTGGGACCACGCCGAAGCCGTCCACACCTTCAGCGACATCGAGCGGCTCGTCAGCGAGACCGTCCGGGAGAAGTACGGCCAGAAGGGTGACTACAAGAACAACGTCCCCTACATCTACGTCTGGGTGAACGACATGGCCACCGACTGGGTCGTGTTCACCGTCGAGAAGGGCAGCCTGTCGACGATGTACAAGGCGTCCTACTCGGTCACCGACAACGAAGTCACCGTCGGTACGCCCAGCGAGGTACGGCGCCGCACCGTCTACGAAGCGGTCGAGGGCTCCAAGAAGAAGGGCGAGCCGTGACAGCCAGGCCGCGCCGCACCCGCCGCGCGAGCCCGACCTTCACCAACACGCCGGTCACCATCTCGGCGCCCACCGGTAACGCCAGGATCGAGCAGCAGTGGCGTGACGCCGAGGTGCTGCGCCTCGACGAGCAGCACCCAGGCTCGCTCAACCCCGACTACACCAGCTGAGGATCCCATGGCCATCGATCCCGTCACTCAGCGGATGTGCGACGAGACCGGGCACTCCTGCGAGATGTGCTCCAGCGACGTACGTAACCTCGCTGCCGTCGCACACAACCTGTCCTGGCGTCTCCGGGAAGCCCTCAAGGGCAACGACGAGTACTGGTGCAAGGTCCGTATGTACCTCGACGACCTGGACCGCGCGGTGGCCACGCTGCGGCCGGAAAAAGATACGCATTTCGAGGCCCTAGACGCCTGGAGGCGGCCCTGATGGAAACGATGGTCCTCGACCGCGGCCGTTCGACCTACCTGATCAACACCGCCAAGGTCGTGCGCACGGACGCCGACGCCGCCGACGTCGCTGCCACGCTGACCGGAGGCTGGAAGCTCGACAAGAGCTCCCCGTTCATCCAGTGGATCGCCGGCGACTTCGTCGAAGGGGACAAGCCGAACAGCAACACCCAGTTCTGGACCGCCGGCGACCTCGAACTGGCCGAATACACGATCCGGTACACACCCCTGAACATGGTCCACCGGTTCCGGGTGCCCATCGGATTCTTCGCCCAGACCAAGGTCGTCAAGCTCAAGCGTGACAAGGCCAAGACCGCCACCGCCGCGGACGGCAAGACCGAACAGACCGGATCGATGAAGATCCAGGCCCTGTCCGGGCTCTGGAGCCACATCTTCCCGTTCGAGGCCGCCCAGGCCGAAGCCGCCGACGCCGAAGGCCTGCTCTTCTACTCCATGGAATGCCGCGGCACCCACCTGACCTGCGCCGGCGACAACGGCTGCGGCAAGACCTTCGACTACATGGCGATCGACACCCACTGCGAGCACCTGCAGGAACGCAGCTCGATCCGCCACATCGTCAACCCGACCTTCCGTGGCGGCGCCCTGATCGTCCCCCCGGTCCGGCCCGGCTGGAAGAACGCCAGCGCCAGCATCATCAGCGACGCCGTGATGATCGAGGCAGCCGCGTTCGCCGAGGAGAACGAGTCGCAGTACTCCGCACTCAATGCCGACGGCCGCGCACTAACCGCCGCCGGATGGGAGCAACTGATGGGCCTGGTACTGCAGGCTCACACCTCACCAGGATCCTGAATTCCCGAACAAACAATTCCGAACGTTAATCCGAACAGCGTCCGGAATTGCGCCAATTCCTTCCGGACGAGCATCTGAATTCAAACCGCCACGGCCGACGCCGATGGCACATCACGTGGCGGTAGACGCAGTAAAGCTGCATGACGAGCTCCTGGCGGAAATGCCGGACCGAGCTCGGCATGACGCTGACACCTGCCCGTTCTGCATCGACAAGGCACAGCAAGTCACCTCGCAGGACGCCGACGCAACGTCCCGGATCCCTCCCGCCGATGGCGGCCCGGACGTGTCCGAGAACCAGGTCCCCACGAACCAGGAGGGAGGGACAGACAAGAGCATGGCTGACACCGAACAGATCTCCATGGAGACGCACGAAGCCCTGCAGGCCAAGGCCGTGAACGACGCCGTCGCCACGACCGAGAAGGCTTTGCACACGATCACCGCGGAGCGCGACGACCTGAAGCAGAAGGTCGAGACGCTCAGCTCGGAGAAGGCTGCCCTCGCAGCCGACAACGAGCGCATCAACAAGGAGCTCGACAGCGCCCAGGTGGAACTCAAGTCCGCCAAGGACGAGATCGCGACCCTGAAGGCCGACATCGCGAAGAAGGACGAGGACGCCGCCAAGGCCGAGATCGCCTCGAAGCGGGCCGAGCAGGTCAAGAACCTCAAGCTCTTCGATGACAAGTACGTGTCCGAGAAGGCCTCCTCGTGGGCCACCATCGAGGACACCGCTTGGGCGGAGCGCATCGAGGAGTGGCGCCAGCTGAAGCCGACCGCGGCCAGCGACGACGCCAGCGGCGACACCAAGAAGACCGACGGCGACACCGCCTCGGCGATGAGCGGCACCACCGAGTCGCTCACCAAGTCCCCCGACAACGGCAAGAAGGCCAACCCGCGGCGTGCCGCGCTCGGCCTCGTCGGCTGAGAAGGAGGTGTAGGAAGCAATGAGTTACTCGCGCAACTTCGGGATGCGTTCGTTCGAGAACGTCATCCGCGACGGACGATTCCGCGTCCCGGCGTCCGGCACCCCCCTCAAGATCGGCAGCCCGGTGGTCGTCGATGCCACCAACGCCGGCTTCATGAAGCAGTCGCCGGCCACGGCGGTGAAGAGCCCCAGTGCGGGTGTGCTGGTTTTCGAGCACATCCAGTACAAGGGCGTGGACACCAACCTGACCACGGCCTACGACGCCCCGTACAACGACGTTCCGCTCGGCCAGTACGCGCAGATCGTCCACGGCCCCGGCGTCAAGGTGTGGTTCAAGAACACCGTCGACAAGACGCTCTACGACGGCCGTACCCAGGCCGGCGTGACCCTGGTCGACATGACCGACCTGGAAGTCGGCGACTTCCTGGTCCCGAAGGCCGGTGGCCAGTGGGTCACCTCGACCGACGGCGCCACTGACGGCTGGCTCCAGATCGAGCAGTACAACCCGACGACCGGCCTCATCGAGGCCCGCTTCACCTTCTGAGAGGAGGAGAACACCCCATGAGCAAGACCAAGGAAATGGTGGACTCCTTCGGGCGGTCCCAGGAGGAGAACAAGAAGCGTCTCGAGGTCATGGAGGCAGCCAACGAGGAGGCCCGCGAGCACTGGGAAGACCCCCCGTGGCGCCGGGACTTCGCGGCCGACCTCACCGAGTCGATCTTGCTGGGTTTCGAGTACGAGACCCTGATCGACCGCTGGATGGACACCGAGCGCACCGACTTCAACGGACGGATCTTCGTCCGCGAGGCCGGCGGGCTCAAGGCGTTCTACATGGCGCGCGGTGGCTACATCGAGGCGTCCGAGCTGACCGCTGAGGTCAGCGAGGTGCCGCGAGACATGCTCGGCGTGCACGTGTGGGAATTCGAAGACAAGTTCCTGACGAATTTCGCCGAGAGCGCGCAGACCCTGCGCGACCTGTCGATCCAGCGCATGGACGCCGAGATCAACCGCCGCGTGCACACCGTGCTCGCCGAGGCTGTCCCGTCGTCCTCGCCGTACTACGTGGCGACCCCGGGCCTGTCCAAGCCCGCCGTCGACGCGGCCATCAGCGCGGTCCGCGACGCCTCGAAGACCGGCCAGGTCGTGATCACCGGCCGTCCGACCATGGTCGACCAGATCATGGATTTCGATGGCTTCGGCAACGAAACCCGCGAGGAGATCCGCCAGAAGGGCCTCCTGGGCAACTACCGCGGCGTCGACATCGTCTCGCTCAAGAACTACAAGGACGAGGACGGTACGGCGTACCTCCCGGCCAACGAAATGTGGATCATGTCCAAAGACACGGGCAAGTTCGCCTTCTACGGCGGCCTGATGTCCAAGGAGTTCAGCGAGCTCGACAACTGGTACTGGCACTACCTGGCGCGGCGCGACACCGGCGTGCTGGTGCACCACCCGGAGCGGGCCCGGCGTTTGATCGACTCGAACATCGCGGCCTGATCCAGCCCCTCAGGCAACTGAACCCCCCGGCCACCGCGCGGGGGGTTCAGTCCTGTCTGGCCTGATCCAGCTTGATGCGCAGCTGCCGCAGTCCGTACGGGGACAGCAACGGCGCCACCATGTCGGCCAGATGCAGGGCGCATGCCCTGGGCAACGGCACACCGGCCTCGATGACCACGCCACACATGCACGTCCGGCTCTTGACGTGGACCTGATGGTCCAACATCAGGTCCGCCAGCATCTCTCGGTGACTCCCGTTCCGGTAACTCGGCATGCTCCGCAGTCTAGGTGAATCCGAACGCTCAGCCGTCCGACACCCGTTCCAACCGGCCACCACCGAGGAGATGGAACAGGCATGGGCAACGACGTGCGGATCACCCCCGACAAGACCTACGACACCAGCGGCACCGTCGACAGCCTGACGCTGCACGAGCTCGACGAACTCGAAGCCGAAGGTGCGGCCGAGGACGCCGACGCGCTGCTCGGTGGCCAGGGCTTCGACGACGACGAACCCGACCCCGAAGCCGAGAAGGCCTGGGTCGAATCCGGTGACGGGAGCAACTGATGGCTGAGACCCGCACCATCTGGCGAGGCAAGCGCCTCAATCAGCGCACCGTCGCCATGCTGATCGAGCTGGAGCGGCGCCTCGGTTTCACCCTGACGCTTTCCCAGGGGTCCTACAACAAGGGCGGTGTCACCGCTTCGGCCGGAACCCACGACGGCGGAGGTGCCGTCGACATCCACATCGACGGCATGTCCGACAGCCGGCGCCGCCAGGTCGTCCTCTACGCCCGCCAGATTGGATTCTGCGCCTGGCTTCGTAACCCCAACCAGGGCAGTTGGCCCTGGCACATCCACATGATCGCCGCGGGAGACCGCGACCTGAGCTCCGGCGCGGCCTTCCAGGTCCGTGAGTACCAACGCGCCCACAACGGCCTGGCCAACCGCGGCCCCGACGACGGCCCCTCCGGCTACCGCATGATGACCTGGGAGCTCTACCTCAAGAACAAGGCCGCCGCGGCCGCCAAGGCCACCACCCCCGCCCGCGACATCACGATCAGCCTCGGCGCCATGACCTACGCCAGGACCCACGACGCCATGAGCGGCGTCTGGGGATACGACCGCGCCCAGGTCTTCGCCTGGGCCGTCCACCCCAAGATCGCCGTCATCAGCCGTGTCCAGTTCGACGCCTACTACAAGGGCGGCCTGACCGCGGCCAAGTTCATCGACCTCACCAAGCGGATCCAACGCAGGTACAGATTCGCTGTCGACGGCATCTTCGGACCCCAAACCGCCGAAGCCATGAAGCGCTCCGGCTACAAGTTCACGAAGTGAGGAATCGGTGATCGGCAGAGGTGCATGGAATCCCAACGGCGTCGGTGGCACGAAAAGCTACCGGAAGCCCGGATCGTTCGAACCCATCAAGCCCGGCAGTTACTACTACACCGGCACCGGATATCTGGCCACCGGCAAGACGACCCGCGACGCCAATGAGTACGCCGTATTCATGGGGGTCAAGGCGCTCCAGCGAGGCCTGAACCGCGCCGGCGTGTTCTGTCTGGTCGACGGGCTCTACGGTCCGGCCACCACCAAGGCGATGACCGACTTCCAGTGGCAGTGGGCCAACACCGGCGACGCCAGGGCCAGCGTCTGGGGCGGTGCGGGACCGGAAACCACCGACCAGCTACTCCGGCCGTTCCTGATCGACACCGTGAACAACTCCCCGCATCACCCCCAGGTCACCGCCGCTCTGGTTTCCGGCCTCGTGCACGTCGAGTCCGAAGGCGATCCCGGCGCGGTCGGCTACAGCGACGTACGCGACCTCGGTCTTGCGCAAATCAACGCCCTAGCACACCCGGACCTGGATACAGACGAGCGTCTGACCCCGGAAGTCGCCTACCGCTTCATCGTCGACTACCTGACTCGGGCGCTGGCCAGCTTCGCACTGCGCGACGCGATCGCCAGCTACAACCTCGGGTCCGGCGGGGTCCAGAAGTGGATCGCCGCCGGCCGCCCCGACCTGTGGGCACCACCCGGCACCGACCCGGCCAAGCCCCGCAACGTGAAGGCCTACATCGACAAGGTCCTGGCCGGTTGAGCCAGGGCACTCGCACCAACAGGAACTGAAAGAGAGACAGGACATGGCCCTCAGCCGCGGCACCATCACTCGCGCCGACCAGGAGTTCGTCGAGACCTGGGAGAACATCGCCCCCTACACCAACGGCATCATCCACCTCGATGCCCGCGGCGACGAACGCCACGAGATGATCGCGAACCGTCGCACCTTCATGCTGACCACCGAGGAGCGCCTCATCACCCAGGACCGGATCGTCGATCCCAAGAACGACCCGTTCCTCAACGGCGCGTTCCGGCCGGTCGTGGTGCCCGAGACCATCAACGTCGAAACCAACCCGAACGCCTTGTCCGACGAGGAGATCTTCGGCATCTTCAAGGCCAGCGACATCGCGTTCGAGGAGTGGCTGAAGACGCTCGACTCGCCGCAGACCCTGCGCCGCATGCTCGACCTCGCCCCCGAGAGCGACATCTCCCTGAAGCGCTACCAGCAAGTCGAGACCCGCCTGGCCGTAGTGAAGCCCCAGACCCGACTCGGCACCAACGACGCCCACCTCGCGTCGTTCCTCAGTGACAAGCCGAGCGCCTCCGAGACGGAGACGTCGAACGCAGCGGGGAAACGGCGCAACCAGGGCGGCCGCTCCAAGGACTACCGCTGAGGGTCCTCCGGTGGCGGGTCGGGCACCTCGTCGCGGACCCGCTGCTGTAGCGCTGGTGGAAGGTCGTCGTAGGCGACGTCCCGGAAGCGTGGGGGCAGGTGTTCGTGTGGCGGCATGGGTGTCTCGGTCATGGCAGCGGCACCTCCAGGATCTCGATTGTTTCGGCTCGGGTGGTAGCAACCACGCCGCTGTCCTCTTGAAGGTGGAACGTTGGCGGTGTGGCGTTCACGATGCAACCCATCACCCAGGCCGAAGCGTCGGGGTCCTGGGAGATGACGGTGAAGGTCGGTTCCCCGGAAATCGTCGCGACACCGTCCTTGACGAGGACGGCCGCGCCGTACTGCCATGCAGAACTGACACTCACGCCATCTGTCAATCCCACGATCCCTGTGATCACCGAGAGCCGGTTGTCGGTGAGAGGGATGTTAGGGCTGAATCGGTGGGCGGTGAATCGGGACGCCTGGCCGGAGTGAGCATCGGACGTGGAGGATTCGGCGTGCTCGCCAGGTCGCCAGGCAACCGCGCCAACGCCCTGGGCATGCGAGTTCAGGCCCGAAGCGACGGTACCTTGTCCCTCGGCGTGGGAGTTGTTCCCGCTGGCGGTGGAGTCCTTGCCTTCGGCATGGGCCGCCCAACCTCCGGCGAGAGTGCCGTCCCCTTCCGCATGAGAAGCAACACCCGAAGCGGTGCTCCTGTTTCCTTCTGCGTGGGCAGCGAACTGCGACGCGAAGGTACCACTGCCGTCGATTGTGGACATCCAGCCGCTTCCGCGCCCAAAACCTTCCGGGATCAGGTACTTGGCCGGCGGGTCCGGTTTCCAGCTCGAGGTGCCCTCGGCCTCATAGAACTTCTCGAACGGCATGAACGGCGGTGGGATCGGTGGTGTCGATCCGAAGCCGTCGACGACAGGGTCGAGTGTGCCGCCGAAGGGGTGCAGCGAGTTCAGTAGTCCGTCGAGAGGGAACGGATTGGTCATGCTGCCCGACCAGTCCACCAAGGCGATGATGTACTGGGCGTCCTTGTTGACCTCCACCGCGGCCAGCTTGGTCTTTCCGGCGGCGCCTTGGTATACGTCCATGCTCCACCCGGTGAAGACACCGGTGGTGTGACCTGGATAGTCGGTTCCCTCGATGGGCATATCGCCGGTGCTAGAGCGGAAGATGTAGGTGTCCCAGTTGTCCAGGTTCTCGCCGGTGTCGCCCGTCAGGCTGAGGAGGAGGATCCCGCCGACCGCCGGTGTCCAGGTCAGGAAGTGGACATAGCTTGCACCCCACCAGGAGTCGGGCTCGGCCAGGTCCTCCGAGACGAAGTTGTAGTAGGCCATCTCTCCGAAGGTCTCCACGGGAGGTTCTCCGGGTGGCCCTTGTTCTCCGGGCGGTCCCTGTTCCCCGGCGGGCCCGGGATCACCTTGATCACCCTTCGGGCCGTCTGCTCCTGGTGCACCGTCCTCGCCCGGATCGCCCTGCGGCCCCTGAGCTCCGACGGCACCTGGAGCTCCCGGGGCCCCATCAGCGCCCGGCGGGCCAGGTTCACCCTGGGCGCCAGTTGCACCCGCGGGGCCGGTCGGGCCGGCAGGACCGCGGCCGCCACTGATGATCGTCAGTACCGTGTCGTCCTCGTGGGTGACCACCACCGGGGCGGTCGACGACGAGTCGGGGATCACGCTCAGCACCTCGACCGACCCCATGGCCAACCGGATGACATCGGTCGGATCGGAGGTCTTGTAGAGGATCAGCTCGTAGCTCGCAGCCCGACGCAGATGCTGGGGGGTTGGTCCATCGATATGGACCGTGATGATGCCGTCGTCCACCGTGGGGGCGAAGGTGGCGAGCGTGTCGCCGACGTCGCTCCAGATTCGCAGCCGCGCGCTGTAGTCACTGGTGTCGACAAGGGGGCCCGACGGCGGACTGGAGTTGTCGTCCTCACGCCATTCGAACCCGAGGTTGAAACTGGCGCCACGCTCGATCACCAGGTCGTAGACAACGGCTGACATGCTGGACCACCCTCCCGGGTCGTCCGACCCTCCTGAGGGTGTCGTCGCCTCGCCAGGCTGGCTTGAACCGCCGCAGCTGAAAGGTCGACCGCTCGTGGTCGATGCCCTCCCAGACGGATCAGCTGGCCGGATACGGAGGACCACATGGCGACGGATCAGCCTCTGCCTGCCAAGGTCCCGCTCACCCTGTACCGCGGGGACACCCGCATCTGGGAGGACACCTTCAGGTCTGTGCCGGTAGCTCCGGCGACCGTCGGCGACCCGATCGACCTCACCGGTTTCACCTTCCTGGCGCAGATCCGTGAGACCGCGGACTCGGCTGAGGTGATGGCCGTCATCGACGTACAGGTGATCGACGCGGCGGGCGGCGTCATCCGCCGCACCCTGACCGACGACGAAGCACGCAACCTCACCGGCGACACCGCGTACTGGGACCTCGAGGTCACCGACCCGACCGGGTTCGTTCGCACCTACATGGCCGGCAAGATCAAGATCCTCGGCGATGTGAGCCGGGCATGACCGAAGTCCTGATCGAGACGGTCGAACTCTCCGACGGCGTCACCCACGACACGACCTCGACGACCATCACCGTCCTGGAGGGCGGAGTCGGCGGCGAAGGACCCCAGGGACCGCAGGGAGATCAAGGTCCGCAAGGCATCCAGGGTCCGCAAGGCATCCAGGGCGTACCCGGTGTTGATGGAGCCGAGGGACCCGAAGGACCCCAGGGGCCACAGGGTGAACAGGGCCCGCAGGGTATCCAAGGCATCCAGGGTCCGACTGGCCCAGATGGCGTCGATGGTGCCGACGGAGCACCGGGAGCTACCGGAGCCACCGGTGCGCAAGGTCCCCAGGGGATCCAAGGAATCCAAGGACCCCCGGGCGTCGATGGAGTTGACGGCGTCGACGGTGCGGACGGCGCAGATGGCGCACCGGGAGCCACCGGAGCGACGGGTGCCACCGGTGCAACCGGACCTGCTGGGCCCCAGGGAATCCAAGGCCCCCAAGGCGAAGTTGGCCCAGCTGGAGCCGACGGAGTTGACGGCGCCACCGGGGCCACGGGTGCCACTGGGCCCACCGGAGCTCAGGGTCCAGTAGGTCCCGCCGGCCTCGAATGGCAGGGGACTTGGCTGGTCGGTACCGCCTATGTCACTGACGACGCGGTAGGTCTTGCCGGCTCGTCGTACTTCGCGACCGCGCCGTCCACCGGCGTCGACCCGAGTAGCGACGATGGATCTCACTGGCAGCCGCTGGCCGTTCGGGGCGCGACCGGCCCCACCGGAGCGACCGGAGCAACGGGGGCGCCCGGAGCAACCGGAGCCACCGGGGCCACCGGTGCCACAGGGGCGCCCGGTCCCGCCGGACCGCAAGGCGACCCCGGGCCGGCAGGTGCCGATGGCGCCGACGGTGCTGATGGCGCCACCGGCGCCACCGGCGCCACCGGCCCTACCGGGGCGACCGGTGCTACCGGCGCGACCGGACCACAAGGCCCACAAGGAATACAGGGGCCACCCGGAGCCGACGGTGCAACCGGCCCGACCGGCCCGACCGGCGCAACGGGAGCAACTGGCGCGACGGGACCGACTGGCCCGGCAGGGTCGACCGGTGCGACGGGGGCTACTGGCCCGACCGGTGCAACCGGTCCCGCGGGCGCGGCCGGAATGAATGCCATCGCGCCCTTCAGTGAGCCAGGAGCTTTGGCGGTCAAGACCGGATCGTCGAAGCAGTATGTCGACCGATCGTTGACCATCGCCAGCATTCGGGCATCCGTCGGAACTCCATCAGCCGGCGCCGCGGTCATCGTCGATGTCAAGAAGAACGGAAGCACCATCTTCACTACGCCCGCCAACCGGCCGACCATCGCCATCGGTGCTGGTACGGCTGTCGGCATTCCGGACGTAACCAGCCTCGTCGCCGGCGACTACCTCACGGCGGACATTGTCCAGGTCGGCTCGACCGCAACCGGTGCATATCTCACAGTTCAGGTGGTATTGGCATGACGTTCCTGAAGGGCGCCTCGACGTGGGGCAGGCTCGAGCACGACCTCACCCGGCTGATCTGCGGCGAGATCGCCGACGACTACGCGGTGACTGCCGCCTCCGGTGACAAGTGGCTGCGCGAAGTAACCCGCAGCGTCAGCGACGGCGTCCTGAACTCGACAACCACCGTCACATCCGCAACGGCGGCCTTCGTCGCCTCGGACGTCGGCTCGCTGGTGATCGCCACCGGCATCCCGATCGGCACGACGATCTCCTCGGTGACCAACGGCACCACGATCGTGCTCAGTGCCGCGGCAACGGCCAGCGCGAGTGGAGTGACCCTGCAGATCGCAACGAACACCATCAAGACTCCCGCCGCCAAGGATGTCGCATCCGGTGCCATGAGCAACCGTTGCGGCTACTTCACGAATGGCGGTGTGGCTACCGGCGCCGCACCGTTCGGGATTCCTGCGACAGCAGGAGGAGGCTCCCAGACGGTTGCCAAGGTCACAAGTCCGTACACCGCAGACCCCTCCAGCAGCGGCTTCCACCGCTGGGTTGTCAGCCTGAGCGTAGCGACCGTCAATAGTGTTTCGGGAAACTACAGCACTGCTTCGATCAGCCGTCAGGTTCTGGACGCGGATTCTGGAGCGGTCCTGGTATCTACCGCCCTGACTCCGAATGCTGCGGGTGATGTCACGGTTGGTACCGGATGTGTCGTCAACATCACCGACCCCAGCGGTTTCCTGACGGCCAATACCCGGTTCGTTCGAGCCTTCACCAGCACCTACATGTATGGCATCGACCATTGGCCGATGCTGTACCGCGCCAGCGGTGCACACACTTTCTCAGTGGCGCCCCCGGGCGTTAACGCCACGGACTATGACGTGGTCAAGTTGCCCATACCCCCGATCACCAACCTCACAACTTTGTCCGAAAGAGGCAACCTGTTCCACGGCTTGGGTATCAAGACGGCTACAGGTTTAGGCGCTAACCCGCTCTATACACTGTCTTTCCCCATGGCCTTGATGAAGGGTCGGATCTTCAGCAGTGGGACCGCCGGCATTCTGTCGCTGGACGTCGGACAAAGCCAGAAGGATGCTGTCAACGGTCTCAGCACTCTGCGCAATGTCGGCGGCGTTCGGATCTCCTCCTGGATCAAGGCATTCACGACAGCAGGAAGCGTCACGTCGTCCTCAGTCGTCACGTATTGGATCAGTGTCACGAATGACGGAATCGCTCTTGTATTGAACGGCGATCCGGGTTCGACCGGTAAGCTGGCGTGCGCATGGTACGGAGCGTTCACGCCATACGACACCGTATACGACGCCTTCCCGATCTCTTTCAGCTACTTCCCGAGCGACTACACCAGCGACAACTTTGGTCTCGACTTCGCACTTGCCACTCAATATGAGTACTACTCGTTGCGTCGGCGTCAAGACGGTTCGGAAGGGGCACGCGACTGGCAGACGAAATGGATGCGTGGTGAGCATCTGAACGGTCCGGCGACATCTGGGCAGTACGCGACCGACATCTCTTCCACAAGCCAGGTAGCAGCCGTTATGGGGACAAGCTCCATTCAGATGCTGTCGGCTATTGGTCACACAACCGGAACTAACTTTGTTACCGCCCCCGTGGCCCCGGCTCGTGAAAACAAGCCTGGCGTCGACGGGAAATGGTGGCTCTATGGTTTCCAATATGGTGAAGGAAACTGGTTGAACACGGCGTCCACGGGTGGCGTAGTTGACGAGATCCGGCATGTCCGCGGTTCGGTGACCACCCGATTCTTCTTTGTGCCTGACGGTGGCTGGGCCTCGGGAGACGAACTTACTGATTCCGTCACCGGCACGAAGTACCTACTACTCACCCCCGACTACATGGGCATGGGTGGACGTATGCGCACTGCCACCAGCATCTACTACGGTGGTCTCGCGGTTGCCGAGCTCTGACCATGGCCGCTTCGATCACGATCAACTTCGACACCGGTGCCGAGGGAGACGCTGTCAGCTCTGGCGCTGACGGTGTCTCTGCCGTGGTGGGAACGCCGGTCAAGACCAAGGACTCCCGTACCGGTTTCGGCCTTGCCATGCTCTGCGCCGGTCTCGCCAGTACCTTGGCCAGGACTGACTGGGGGGCCAACCCGGTCACCCACACAGTGTCGATCGAAGTGAAGCCCCGGATCATCCAGGCGAACACCTACTTCCTGAGATGGGGCGATACCTCGAACGCGATCATCGCATCGGTTCGATTCGGGACCTCGTCAGGAAAGATCGAGCTGACCGACAGCGGCAACACCGTCCGGGCAACATCAACCACCTCGTATGCCGCTTACAGCTGGTACCGGATCGAGGCCGATTACGACGCGACTGTGCCGCTCATGCCAGCCGTTGCCGTTCGCATCTTCACGGTGTTCGGCACCAACCCCGTCGAAACGATCTCCTTCACCTTCACCACGGCCTTCACCTTCGGGCGCCTTCAGTACGGGGCGATCGGCACCCAGGGGTCAGGTTCGCGCGAGATCGTGATCGACTCCCTGCAGATCGGCTACGGGCTTCAGCGCCTGGGCCCATTGGTCGAGGTTCGCGTCAGCCCCTTCCCGTCCTTCGCCCGGACGGTCAGCCGTACTTGGTCGCCGCTCCCGGCCTGGGCGCCGACCAGTTCAGGTGGGATCCGCGTCTGGACGCCGGGGCTGACCACGATCAACGCGGTACGTGTCTGGTCGCCATTGGCCACCTGGTCGCGCAGCAGCGCCGGTGTGACCGTGCTGGCCGGCTCGCAGCGACGAGTGGAGCAGGTCAAGCCGGCCGACGGGTGGGGAGTACGCCTCTGATATCCGGACGGTCGTCCAGACGATAGCTCCATCGACCAGGAAATCGAGAAGGGAGGAAGCCGTGGCTGTCGACCTGAGCGACTACGTCGGCTCCCTGCGCCGCGAGGTCACGCCGCTGGGCAGCACACTGTTCGCGTCCGTCAGCGACGACACGTTGATCAGCTATCTCGCGGACGCCTTCTGGGAGGCCCGACTCGATGGCTTCCTGACGAAATGGACCTCCGACGTCGACGGGATCGTCACGCCAGTTGCCGAGTCGGGTGCCGATATCACCCAGGCGGAGATCGCGTTGATCGTTCTCTATGCCGGGGTCCGGATCCTGCGCAACCAGATCCTGAACACCAACACCGGATTCCGCGCCAAGGCCGGACCGGTCGAGTTCGAGCAGCAGTCGTCGGCCACGATGCTCGCCGAGATGCTCAAGCAGCTGCGCGACCGCAAGAACCAGATCCTCGACCAGGCCCTGCAGGTCGGTACATCGGTTGCCGTATTCGATGCCTACAGCACCCGATCCCTTGAGTGGTCCTCCTACTGGGGTGGCCCGGAGCTCGTGGGCTAGGTGACGAGTCATGGCTGACCCGAATCCCAATCTGGGAATCACCGCATCCTTCCCATCCGAGCAGTTCCGCAATGCTGTGCGGTTCGCAATGGAGATGGGGACGTCGCCCGACCTCGCCAAGCAGCCCCTGTTCGTCTTCCGCTCCGCATCCAGGACCTACTGGAAGGCCGGTGTCGAGCTCACCACGACACCACGCCTCGACCGCGACGGCAAACCACTCGACCCGACCGTCAAGGTCGTCGAGAGCACCCCCGTCACCAAGCGAGTCGACTGCGCCGTCGAAATCGAACGCGCCGACGCCGAGGAGCTGCCGGTCGGAAACTTTCGGCCCACCAAGGCCACGGTCACCTTGCTCGACGAGGAATACGAACAAATCAAGGGCGCCCGCGAACTCGTCTACAACGGCGACCGCTACATCTACGGCTACGAACCGGTCGGCCTGGGTCTGTTCGATGTCGGCGTGAACCAGATCATCTACTACGCGATCGACGAGACCTGAGGAGACTCACGTGACCTACGTTCGACACCGCGACCGCATGATCCGCGAGTCGGTCTACGACGACCTCCGCAACACCCTCATCGCCTGCCGCTGGCTGGAGGGCACCACCAGTGTCGCCGTCCTGCCGATCGAAGGGGGAGCGCCGGCGATCGTCACCACCGCAGCCGACGAGGTGTTGGAGCTCCTCGAAGGCGCGCCGATCAACCTGATCGACGCCTTCCCCGAAGCCGACCCGGCCCCCGACGACAACACCAACGGCCGGACCCCGCTGAACACCTTCGCCATGGACACCGGCCGTGGCGGCGAATCAACTCCCGTCGAGCTCGGCAACATGCAGTCCTTCGAGAAGGCCTACACCTTCAACTACGCCTTCTATGCCGTCAGCGACGCCGCCGCACTTGCCGTCATGAACGATCTCGCCGACCGCTACAAAGGCCTGATCGTCGAGGGCGACTCCATCAACCTCTACAACTACCTCGCCGGCGACCCGACTACTCCCGTTGTGCGGATGGACGTGGATTCCTTCCGTTACGCCAGGGACGCAGAGCGAGTCACATCCAGCGATGTGCACCTGTACTTCGCCGAACTGGTGGTCGTGGACTTGGTCGAGTAGTCGTGGAACAGGACGAGAGGCCCCAAATGAGCGTTCCCGTGCGGGACTTCTTGAAGCACCGGCGCGATCGCGCACTCGGAATGATCCTCGGCTACCTCGAGCGGGAAGTGTTCGCGCGACTTGAAGGACCCGAACGAGAGTCGGTACGTCGAGTCGTCCTGGACGCAATCAACGGCTACCACGACTCCGTACTGGACCTGGTCAAGGCCGAGGACGCCACCAGCGTTCGCAACGAAGAAGTCCTGCGGGTCCTCACCTCGGTCGATCGCAAACTCGGCAACCGCGGCCGCCCACTCGACACCAGAGCCTGATCCGGACGGGCATCCAAGCCCATGTTGATCCCGGAGCCGGGGCGGTCGATGACTCCCGCGACGACCGACGTCGACCGGACCTGCAGCACATCGAAGGGTGGTGACCGCGCCGACCATGGTGACCGCGACGCCCCTCAAGCTCCAACTGCGTACGACCCAGGGCCGATTCTGGCGCGACCTCGCCGACCGGCTCGATCTACTTATGCGCAATGAGCAGCAGGCCCGCCTGCAGGGTGCCGCCGCGGCCACTCAGGCAACCCGTGGTGGTTTCCATTACCTGCGCCCCCATGACGCCAGCCACCGCCCCGGCCGCTCCTTCAGTACTGGCGGACAGTTCCCTTCCTTCCTGAACTGGAAGGCCACCGGCGACGGTGTCGCCTTCGATGCACAGACCGCGAACAGCCGGGTGCCGTACTGGATCATCCAGGAGATCGGCACCGGCCAAAGCGCCCGGGTCCGTCGCGGGGGAGAGTCCGTCGGTCGCGGCCGCCCCAGCCGCGAGGACGCGATGGTGAACAGCCCCAGCGTTCCCAGCCAGCGGGGCCGCCTGATCCCCGGGTCGCTCGCCTTCGGAACCCGTGAAGGCGGCACCTACACACCCCCCGGCGCCGGGACCGGCCAGCAGCTCTATCTCCGCTCCCGGCTGAAGGGGGCGCCCGTACTGCGTGGCTCGTCCGGGCCCGCGCCAGAGGGTGCCCACCAGCTCGTGATCAAGCGCGAGATCGAGGGGCAGCACTTCGTCCAGAAGGGCGGAGAACAAGGCTTCCGCGTGTACCGACGTTCGGTGCTCGCGGCAGCGCGACAGGCATTCACCGGAAGGTCCAGGCCGTGAGGGCGGCCCGAACCTGCCCGGCGTTTGATGTCGCGACGATCCCAACCGATGCCAAGCCAGAACGGAGGTGAGACAGGCATATGGCGATCAAGGCAGGCCAAATCCTGCACGTGGCGAATCAGTTCGTTGTCGACCGCATCCAGACCGGTGGTCCCGGCAACCTCAACATTCCGCAGGAGAAGGTCTACGAACTCGGCAACTACCAGTCGGTGGGCATCGTCCGCGACGTCCCTGACCTGACGTTCTCCCTCGACTGTCTCGACGTAGACACCGAGGTTGAAGCGCTGCTGACCGGGTCGATGAACCCGTTCGCAGATGCTGCCAGCACGAAGTACGAGCTGGCCAAGGTCAAGCCGATCGACATCATCAGCCCGTGGAAGACCGGCCAGACGGCCACCGCTCCGTTCGACGCCATCCGTGGTGTCGCGATTCCGGCGCTGTCGCTGGAGTCGGCGAGCTACCGGTACGGGCTGCGCGAGAACGCCGGCGAACAGTTCTCGCTGCGCGGGGACTCGATCTACTACATCCCCGGCACGCCCTGGCAGGACGTGATCCTCGGATCCGACCTGACCACTGGTGTATGGACCTTCGCCAACGGTCCGGCCCTGCTCTACAAGGAAGGCGGCGACAGCCTGTACGCGCTGTCGGTGACCGTCGACGGTGTGCGCCTGGTCCCGGGCACCGACTACACCGAGACCTCGACCGCGGTGACGTTCACCCCGGCCCCGGCCTCCGGTGCAAAGATCAGCGTCGTCTACGGATCCGCCGACACCGCCACCTACCCGCAGTCGGGGGTTGTCTCCCCGATCTGGAGCAAGCCGGGTACGGGTGTCGGATCGAACGACAACCCCGACGGCCTGGTCCACCAGGGTCTCGGGGTCAAGCCCGCGGCAATCCGCGGCAAGGACATCGACTGCTACTTCTCGACCGCGATCCCGGGCGTCGACCTCGGCGCCGGAGTCGGCAACCCGTTCGAGGTGCGGTGGCCCGATGTCCAGTCGGTCAACATCGACTGGCGAGTCACCATCGAGGACGACTACGAGTTCGGCAACCCGCGGGCGGTCAACCGCGACTTCGCCGACGTCCCCGCGGTGACCGGTTCGATCGAACTGAAGCCGAAGTCCATCCAGGCGATGTTCACTCGGCTGCAGCAGATCACCGGCGTCCCGGCCGCGCAGATCATCGGCCCGCAGTCGTCGGTCGCTGGCGCCCTGCGCGTCGAGCTGCGCAACCCCGAGTCCGGCGGCTCCACTGCGGTCGACGCCGGGACGGTCCTGAAGACCCACTACATCCCCGACGCCCGATTCACCATCCCGGGCTACGAGGGTCGGGTCCAGCAGAAGCTGACTCAGACCGTCAACTTCGAGAGCGACTCCGGGGTCCTCGAGACCTACAAGGGCGAACGTGCCTAAGTAGGGACCCCGAAGTATGGGGGAGGTGACTGGCCCCGGTGGTCAGTCACCTCCCCCTTGTCCATCTAGCCAGTGAAGGAGGTGAAACACATGGTCAACATCGGTGACGCCGTCACCATCAGCGACGAGAAGCGGCAAGAGCACGTCGCCCTGGTGACTGCGATCCACGGCTGGACTACTCCTGAGCAGCAGGAGATCTACCTTGCAGAACAGCGCGAGCTCGCGGACAAGCAGCTCAGCGAGGGCACGATCAAGCAGGAGTTCTACGATCAGTGGGTGCAGGGCCTCGACGCCCAGTCGAAGGCGGAGTTCGCGCCGTCCTGCATCAACGTGGTCTACGTCAGCAAGGAGTCGTCGCACCGCGACCCGTACGGCCGTCAGCTGGAGCGGCTGTCGTCGCTGCAGCACGAGTCGATGGTGCAGAACATGACCGTACCCGGCCGGTTCTACCGGACGTAAGTCCAGGTTAGGTACACAACCTGGACTTAATCGACCAGCGGATCCAGATTCACGGCTGAGGCAAGTACATGCCGACGAGGTGTGGAAAGCGGAAGCCCGGTCTCAGATCTCGGTGCGATGGAAGTTCTTGAAGGACAGCGATGGCGTCGGCCCACGCTGGCCCTGGTACCGGGAGCCACGCTTCGCTGAGCCATACGGATGCTCCGCTGGAGACGACAGGCGGAAGAAGCAGAGCTGGCCGATCTTCATCCCCGGCCAGACCTTGATCGGCAGCGTCGACACATTCGACAGCTCCAATGTCACGTGCCCGGTGAAGCCCGGGTCGATGAACCCCGCGGTGGAGTGGTTCAGCAGGCCAAGCCGGCCCAAGGAGGACTTGCCCTCCAGTCGTGCCGCCACGTCATCGGGCAGCGTCACCATCTCGTAGGTCGCCCCCAACGCGAACTGACCCGGATGCAGGATGAACGGCTCGTCGCCTTCCGGCTCGACCAACCGGGTCAGATCGGGCTGCTCCTCCGCCGGGTCGATATGCGGGTACCGGTGGTTCTCGAACACCCGGAAGTACCGATCCACCCGAACATCGACACTCGACGGCTGCACCATCTCCGGATCGAACGGATCGAGCTGGATCCGCTTCGCGTCGAGTTCGGCCAGGATGTCGCGATCAGAGAGCAGCACGACCGCAACCTACCGCAGGACGACCCCCTAGTTGCATCTCCTCAGCATCGGCGCCGATGCCTCCAGCACTACCGGCCGGCAGGGCGTGGCCGAGTGGTGTGGATCTGACAGAGGAGCTGACTGTGGCACGCAACATCCAAGCCCGGCGCAAGCTGAGCGACCTGTTCGCTCGCGGCGTCGAGGTCCGGTTCGGCAGCAAGGACGGCGAACCCTACGGCAAGGTCGGCCCGTTCGAGGAACCGCCAACGCCTGACGAAGTGGCCATGTGGGTCACTCCGCCGTCGCCGCTGCAGCGCGACATGTCGATGCGTGACGCCCAGGCCGCCCGGGCCAGGGCGCTACTGCGGACCCTGAAGGACCAGGAGTCCGAGGAACACCTGACCGCCATGGCGTTCCTTGCCGACATGGACTTCCCGACGCTCATCGACTACACCCTGATGGCCGACACCGAGTCCCGGCGCAACGAGGCTGTCCGCGACGTCCTGGAACGCGAGGAGTGGAAGGACTTCACCTCCTACCAGGACGCCATGCGCAAGCTCGACGAAGACAAGACCCCCGAAGACGATCCCGAGTACGTCGCACTGATGGACCTGGACCGCAAATACGGCGAGCAGGTCAGTGCCCGCGAAATGGAGCTCACCAGTGCCGCCCGGGACGTCATGCAGATGCTCGGTCGCGACCGGGTAGAGCGCAAAGCCCTGGAGATGCGCAAGGAGATCCTGGGCTCCCAGGCGTTCCTGCACGAGTACGAGCTCCAGATGACCTACTACTCCGTCCGTGACATCAAGGACCACAACCAGCTGTTCTTCGACTCGGCCCGCGAATGGGCCGAGCAGGACGACCAGATCAGGGACACGGTGAGTACTGCGCTTCGAGGCTTCATCCAGGAGGCGTCAGAGGCAAAAAACTCGCCAGGGGCGGTGTCTGGCTCGGAATCGTCAGAGCTGCCCAGCAAGCCGGAGATTTCCGAAGCCTCTATCCCAGCGACTGCGAACGCATAGTCGACGTCCCCTGGTACCTGCAGGTGGCCATCGAACAAGCACTGCTGGTGCTCGGCTGGTACGAGCACCTACCGAAAGCGGACGTCCCCCCAGAGCACCTGTGGGAAGACGTCGAGGGACTGGACTTGTGGTGGGCAACCGTCGAAGCGCGCCGTAGCGACGGGTATCCACCTCCGGAATCCGGATCGAGCTCGTCGGAAGACGACGCCGAAGCTGATCCGAAGCCTGGCATGGCCGAGAACGACCTTGCACGTTACCTCAAGGCAAAGGGCTGACCATGGCGGACAGCAGGCCAGACTTCTACGTGACCTTCGGCTCCAACGCGAAGGCCTGGGCTGGCGCGCTCGGGACGGAACTGAACCCTGCCCATCTTGCGATCGCCGCCCTGACCACGGATCTCAAGAAGTTGCAGGAGACCGCGACGGTAGTTGCCCAAGGCACCGAGGGCAAGCTGTCCGGGGTCCGTCTCCCTGGTGCTGGCGGGCAGGCCGAACTGCAGGCCGGTTCGGCTCGCATCGACCTCTCACAGGTAGACCGTTTCGTCGAGCATGTCGCCTCCCTGCGTAAGGAGCTCGACGGCGTATTCCGTGGCATCAAGTCCGTTGTCGACGGCATGCAGCTCGCGGGCAAGGAAGTCCAGGGGACCGCCGAGTCCAGCCTGCGGTCGGTGCGAGCACTCGAGCGATACATCCGGGAGCAGCAGCCGCGGGCCGGCGCCGACGACCCCCAGCGTAGTGGCTCCTTCTTTTCCAGGACTCCTTCAGGTCAGGATGTCCTACCGGGCCTCGAAGGGATCGTCGAAAGCCGGGGCGCCAAGTCCACGCGGGCAACGATCGCGGGTACGCCGCGGGCCATTGTCGACGAGGCTGCTCTCGGCCGGGTCGTTGCCGCGGTCGAGCAGAATGTGGCCGCTACCCGGGCCGTCGAGGCAGCCCTCAACCGGCAAGGCGGCGGCCACTCGGCTGACCCCGAGTACGAACGCGCCCTGGCCGAGTACCAGCATGCCGTCGCCGAACATCAGCGGGCCAGCCAGGAAGCCCAGCGACTCGCCGGGACCCGCGAGCAGGCGATCGCCGACGCGGAGAAGCTGGCGAAGCTCCAACTCGCTGGCCACGAAGATGTACTGCGCCGCCAGACCAGGCCCCAGCTCGAGGAGATCCAGGGCGCCTTCATCGAAGCGGGCTACCCGCAGGCCAGGACCCGGGCTCACGCCAAGAATGACGAGCGTCAGGCGGCGGTCGCGGCCGCTCATGAGGCTTATGTAGAAGCCGCTGGAATCACCAAGCAAGGAATCGTCGAAGGTGCCGAGCAGGCCCAAGGTGAAACCTCCCGTGAGGTCCGAGCCGCGGTCGACGAGGTCGTTGCCACGATCCGCAAGGTACTGGCGGGCACCGAGAAGCTCAAGGAGCTTGCCCGGGTCGCCCGCAGTCAAGGTGGACAACCCAACACCACCGTCGAAGACGAGCTCGGCCAGACCCATCGCTACGCAGACATCCAGGCCGAACTCGCCAAGCGCTACGCGGCCATCCCGGCTGCAGCGAACGCGCAGGCGAGCAGACTTGCCCAACTGCCAGGCTTCCAGCCCTACGATCCGCACTTCCAGACCCAGATCCGTGCCCGGGCCGCCGAAGAGCAGGACCCCGAACTGCGAATGGAGTTCGGGCACGCCTACGGAAGCCTGACCCGGGCCGTCGACGCCTTCGACAAGGTCGCCGGCGAGGTCACCGCCCAGTTGCGTCGCGTCGAAGCAGCCGAGCACGAGCTCGCTCAGGCGACCACTGATGCTGCGCGGAAGCAGGCCCAGCAGGGCCTCACCTTCGAACAACAGCGGCTCCATGCCATCCCGGACTTCCAGCAGTACCTGACCCCGGCGGTCCAAGAGGGAATACCGCGGCGCGCCGAGGCGCGTGAAGCCCAGCAGAAGTACTACCAGGCCGCCGCTGAAGCCGCGGAGTTGCGGAAGGCAACCACCACCGCTCCCGCGGTCTTCGCTGCCCTCTTCGACCCGTCCAAGGTCGCTGGCCAGAGCCGCCAGGTCCTGCCCGGTGTCCGGTACAGCCAGTACGGCAACAAGGCCAAGCTGCGCTACTCCGGTGACTACGAGCGGATCTACTCCGAGAACGGCGAGGAGTACGAAGAGCGCGACCCGCAGCAGATGGAGAAGCTGCGCAGCCGTGTCTCGAAGCTCGCCAAGGCCCTCGACACGAAGTTCCGGGCCACCGAGGAAGAGACCCAGCAGGCCGCCGAGGAGGTCGAGCAGGCCTGGGAACGCGTCCTGCGCGCCTACGCCGAAGCATTCCCCGAGATCGGCTACCTGTCCGACCTGAAGACCCGGATCAACGACGTCGTCTCCCAGGTGGAATCTGTCCGCAGCAGGGCCCAGGAGCAACCCGGTGCCGCCGAAACTCGCGCCGCGAACACGCAGCTCATCGAGGGCGCGGCGCCACCGCAATTGCCGCCACCGCCGCAGTTGCCGCCGCCACCGGTGCCGCCACGTCCGCCCGC